CGCCGAAAGAACAAGCTATGGTAGAGAAGGTAGCAGCTCTCTATGCCATCGCTTCTTCATATCAAGAGGGCATATCCTATGTGTCGCCAGAGAATTTGCGGAAGTGGCGGAAAGCTTATCTCGGCACGCTGAATGCGCTTGACAGAGATACTGGCAAAGAATCAAAGCGGAAGTCTATTTCTTTGCGGAAGATGATATATGAGCTGATAGAGTCTACTGTTGATAACTCTATTCCCATGCCTCGTTTGTCCCCGCGACGGAAAGAGGACCTCCCTCTTGTTGATGTGACTGAGAACTATCTGAAGTTTGAGATAGACAGAATGCTGACAGAACAAGAGAACGACCGTTCCGAGAGAGCGACGTACATTGATGGCACCTCTTGGTATAAAATCTGTTGGGACTCCTTAGATAATACTTATGAGCGTTCTGGTGACCTTAGAGTAGAGTGTCTCCTCGCTGACCAGTTTATTCCCGAGCCCGGGTGCACAGATTATAGAATAATGAACTATGGGTTTGAGCGCTCGGAGATGAGCCTCTCGAGAATCTATGATTTGTACCACAGGCTCATAATTCCTATTAACACAGGTAATAATACGACTGAGGTCATTTCTTATTATTATAGAAATGAGAATGGCGTTATCGGCAGATTTATGTATGCATCTCAGTCGCGACAAGTAATTGCATGGGACGATGACTGGCAGATTCGCAAACTTCGTAAATGTACTGCCTGTGGCACGGTGAATCCAATCGGTGATGTCTGTAGGAATTGTGGCAATACACACTTTCACTATGAGAATGCAACGACTGAGATTCTTGAAGAAGATTTACAGTTGTTGAGAAATCCTTATGCCGAGGGTGAGACAGATGACCCGACCAACAACGCAGAGGTAGTGACATTTCTCGAGGCAGGCACAGAGGTTCCGTTCTATCAGATTCGGCAACTTCCCTTTGTTCCGCGTCCGGCTGTGTCATCCTTGGAAACAATTTATGGGATTTCTGAAGTAGGTATCTTGCTTGAGATGCAAGATTCTGTCAATAAGATACTCACAAAAGTAGAAGATAAAATCTTAAAGTCTGGCACTGTGGTTACCAAGCCTCAAAAGATGAAGATGAACAGTGAGGATGAGACTTTTAAGATTATGGGCGTACGTACGACAGAAGAGGCACAGATGGTGCAGTCTAAGCAAGTACTCGCCGATGTCTCACAGGATATTGCCGCGGCACAATTGTTCTATGAGAGTGCAAGAGCATCTTCCGGTGTTACACAAGCTTATCAAGGTCAGACAGATTCTACGGCTACTTCTGGTAAAGCAAAAGAGATTTCTGCCTTACAGAGTGCGGGACGTCTTGAGTCCTTGCGTGTGATGAAGAGCGCAGCATTTGCTGGTGTCTATGAGCTTATGTTCAAGTATCTCTTAGCATTCTCTGATGAGACACGCAGATTCGTGAAAGTCTTGCCCAACGGTCAGAAAGAAGAAATGTTGTGGAATAAGTACATGTTCCTCCGTAAAGATAAATGGGGCAACTTGTACTATGCAGACGATTTTGCCTTCTCAACTGACCCGGCGGCCACACTCTCTAATAATCGTGTGCAGATGTGGCAAGAAGCTCTGCAGCAATTCACAATGGGGACATTCGGCAATCCACAAGACCCGAGAGTTCTTGAGCTGTATTGGAATATTATGGATGAAATGCAATACCCCCTGTCAAAAATGGCTCTCGCTGGTATTCAAGAAGCATCTGCTCATATTCCTGCTGACCTTGAGCAAGCCCTCTTGCAGAATCCGCAAATTTTGCAGCAGGCAGCAGCCCTCACTCAGCAAAGTAGCGGGCAAGGAGGGGCAAGACCTAATTCCGGGCCTGAAGGTAATGGGCAGACACATGCAGCAAATGTGGATAAGACAAATCAGAAGAACTCAGCCGAGACAGAGAGAACTTCTGTGCAACAACAAGTACAATTAAGTGGAGGTAATAGATAATGGCAAAGTTAGATAAAAATAAGCTCGGGATGATTGCATCTTGGCTACAAGAGAATCTTGAAGATGAGGCTGAGGCTATCTCTGGTTATCAAAAGATGCTAAACAATCTGAATGACCTTTTGTCTGCAGGCTATTTGTTCACAACATGGAATCCGGAGACACAAAAAGATGAGCCTACTCCGACCGCTGCTGCCGATAAAAAGTTTATAAAATTGTGCATTGAGAAAACAAAAGAATATATCGCAGAAGAGTTAAAACATCAGAAAGGTTTGCAAGTTCTGTATGAGGTATGTACAGGTATTACGGCCGACAAGGAGTGAGTATGAGAACTGTTGGAGATGATGTTTATATCCAGCGAGGAGAGACATGGTCACTTGACTTTGAGGTGACGAATGAGAAAGGCGACCCTTATATGCTCTTTATTGGCTGGGATAATCCATATCTTGCAATCACTGTTAGCGCCGCAAGATATGAGCAAGAAGGTGATTTTAGGACGACATGGTGGCTTGATTTGTCGAATGAATGGAAAGAGGATAAAACAGGTAAAGTTGTGTCGATAGGCCCGCGTAAGAAGTTTATTGAGACAGAAGCCTTGTATCTTTCGACTTTCAGTGTCACAGAGGCACTTAGTCTTTATGGCTATCAAGCAGGCGGACAGATGAATGATAGCGCTACTTCTGACTTTTTTGTAGGTAATTACTTGTTCTATACCGATTCTAATAATGATGGTAATAGACAGTATAAATATTGTTGGCCTGAGGCTATTCTTACTGTGTATCGTTTTCCTATCACGCCAAAATATACGCCCGGTATAAATATAATGCGGGGATTCACATGCGTCCATAATAATGCTGTATGGGCGGCTCTACAAGATAGTCCTACAGAAGAACCTTCAGATACTGCTACACAATGGCTTAAAATGATAACAGATGAAGGTACTTATGATTTACAGTATGATGAGGTATATCGTACATTTGAAGAGTTGAGACAGCCATATGCTGCGGGTCAAACTTGTATCTATGATAATACGATTTATTATGTTATAAATCCTAATGGTACACGCGAGTCTATTCCAAATAGTTCTGACTGGCAGAGAGCACACAATGTCATGAGATATGCGCCTGCGGCCAAGGGTGAGTATAAGTGGTACGATTATAACTTCCGGGTAGTTAAACAATTTAACACGAAAGATTGGACTGAACAGACTTATTTGTATGATGCGAAAGTCCTTGCAGGTGAATCTGTTGCAGAACATGTGTATGGTATCTTGTTGTCGGAAGGTGACGATGTGCCTGAACTTCCTTGGACAGATGCTGAGCTGCAAGAACAGATTAAACTCATAAGTGACTGGCGAGTTAGAAAAGAGATGCAAGAATTGTATGACTCGGGTATGCCGATTATGCCTACTTATGATACTAAGTCAATTATACTTGAACCTAAAAAATTATTTGTAAGTGCAAATATACAGGGAGGCGTGACAAATGCCAGATAAGAATGTTGTAGAAAGAAGTATAATTCCTTATAACCCTGCGTCTGGCGTAGTGATGCAAAAAGATAAGTATAACTTGTTTGCTCCTGTCGCAGATGTTAATAAGGTAGGTATGGCAGGTTTTAATCCTGCCGATTTTGTAGTTAAAGACCAGATTGTTTCGGCGAGTCCTTCTCTCATGGACCGTTTCGTCAATAAGGTTAATGTGCTTGGTACAATACCTGATGGGATAACTTATGATGGTGTTGATGGTACAAAGACACCGAATATTTGGTATTATAACTATACAAATACTGTTGTAGATAAGATTGTACCTGATGGTGAAAATGAATATATCACCGTAACAGGTGCTCTTCTTGAAGGTGTATCAACATGGGTAAACGACCTTAACTATGTCTTGACAGAAGTTCTCCTCGCGAATGGTCGTATTTGGACGAGGCAACTTGAAGTTGTTGACGGTATCGTCGTTACTCCTGAAGGTTCTTCTGCCGTGCCTTATTTTATTCCTGTCGATAGTAGTACTGTAGGTCCCAAAGGTGACAAAGGTGACAAGGGTGATACAGGTCCTCAAGGTCCTATGGGTCCACAGGGACCACAAGGCGAGCCTGGTCCTGAAGGTCCTACAGGTTATACTGAACTTAATCCCACAGGTGATTATAGCCCAACTCGTGTCTACAATAGGCTCGACTCTTGCTCGTATGACAATGAATCTTTTGTCTGTACGACAGATGGTACACAAGGTGTTACACCGAGTAAGACTTCTCCTTTGTGGCAGTTGATTGCTGGCGAAGGTCCTGCAGGTCCTCAAGGTCCAAAAGGCGAACAGGGGCCTGCTGGTGTAGCCGGTCCTCAAGGTCCAGAAGGTCCAAGAGGTGTGGCAGGTCCACAGGGACCTCAAGGTCTGCAAGGTATTCAAGGACAGACAGGTCCGGAAGGTCCTCAAGGTGTAAGAGGTGCACAGGGTCTGAAAGGTGATACAGGTGCGACAGGTCCTCAAGGGCCACAAGGAGCTCCTGGTCCGGAAGGACCGAGAGGACAAACTGGTCCAGAGGGGCCTATGGGACCAACAGGTCCTCAGGGACCACAAGGATTGCAGGGTGCGGTTGGTCCGCAAGGTGAACAGGGTCCGCAAGGTATTCAAGGTCCTAAAGGTGATAAAGGTGACGCAGGCGCAGTTGGTCTTAAAGGTGACCCGGGTGAGCAAGGACCACAAGGTCTCAAAGGTGACACGGGTGCTCAGGGACCGGCCGGTGCTCAAGGGCCTCAAGGACCGCAAGGTATTCAAGGCGAAAAGGGTGATAAAGGTGAACCAGGTGAACAAGGGCCTCAAGGCTTGCAAGGTGAGACAGGTCCTCAAGGACCACAAGGTTTACAAGGTGTAAAAGGTGAGACAGGTGCGACAGGTCCTACAGGCCCAAAAGGTGAGACAGGTGCCACAGGTCCTGCTGGAGTACAGGGTCCTGCTGGTCCTAAAGGTGATACTGGTGATACCGGTCCCGCCGGTCCCGCCGGTCCTGCCGGTCCTAAAGGTGATACAGGACCACAGGGGCCAAAAGGTGCGGATGGTGCTCAAGGTCCACAGGGACCCGCTGGTGCGCAAGGACCGCAGGGTTTGAAAGGCGAGCAAGGTCCTCAAGGTATTCAAGGTATCAAAGGTGATACAGGTGCTCAGGGACCTGCTGGTGCACAGGGTGTTCAAGGACCGAAAGGTGACAAGGGAGATAAAGGCGATGATGGTCAATCATTCTCTATTTCTGAGCATGTAGATGCCTCTTCTTCCTTGCCCGCTGCAGATGTCTCTCTTGTAGGACACGCCTTTTCTGTTGGAGCAACTGAGCCATATGACATCTATGTTTGTGAGTTATATGGTGGGAATTATACATGGGTGAATCATGGACCTCTTCAAGGACCAAAAGGCGATATAGGTCCTCAAGGTCCACAAGGATTGCAAGGTATTCAAGGTCCTGTTGGTCCACAGGGAGAGCAGGGCGAACAAGGTCCTCAAGGTCTTAAAGGTGACACAGGTGAACAGGGACCTCAGGGACCACAGGGTGTTCAAGGTCTCAAAGGTGATACAGGCGCTCAAGGACCAAAAGGTGATACTGGTGAACGTGGAACAGAATATTTCTTTGCAACAGAGAATGTTACGAGTGTTACAGATGTTCCGGGCATTATTTTAAATGACTATGTTGTTGCAGCCGTAGCAGGTCTTACAATTTTTGGTGTCAGTACGGTTTTAGGTGATGTTGTTCAATATCAAAAAACTACTGCACCTATGGGCGCAAAGGTGGGTAATATTAGAGGTCCTCAAGGTGCCCAAGGATTGAAAGGTGACACTGGTGCTCAAGGACCAGAAGGTCCTACTGGTCCTGTTGGTCCCCAAGGAGAGATTGGTCCTGTCGGTCCTCAAGGTGAGCAAGGTGAACAAGGGCCTCAAGGGTTAAAAGGTGATACAGGTTCACAAGGGCCACAAGGTCTTAAAGGTGATAAGGGAGACCCAGGTGACACAGGTCCTCAAGGACCGGCCGGACCGACAGGACCACAGGGAGTACAAGGTGTCAAAGGTGATACTGGTGTAGGCATTGCATCCATTGCGATAGAACTTGTCTCTCTTCCGTTTATCGTAGATTCACCTGATATTGCAGTAATTAGATTCCAAAATGCTGATAAGAGTAAGGTTTATAATATAACTTGTAAAGCGAATGCTTCTCCGGGTGTACAGGCGATGAATGCAAATATTTTCTATATTACTGATGAGAATAAATGGGGTGGCGCTGAAGAGAATGGACGTATAGGAACTGTTGTAGGTAATGACACAACAGTTTTAATTGAACTTGCTAATTATCCAAATACAGGTGGAGGCATTTCTTATCCTACCCTTTATACTGTTAAAGATGGTACAGGTGATAGTTTCGATGTTACTGTAATTTTAGAAATACCTTCAGGTGGTAATTAAAGGAGAATAGATATGGCTGACAATAAGTATAAACTTACAGCTACAATGACGGATGGAAGTACCCTTGAAATGGGTACTTTCACCGCCCCACAAGGTGAAAGGGGCGAAAAAGGTGATACAGGTCCACAGGGGCCACGAGGTTTGCAAGGAGAGCGCGGTCCCCAAGGTTTGCAAGGTGCTACAGGTCCTCAGGGAGCAACCGGTCCAACAGGACCTTCTGGACAGCAGGGGCCAAAAGGTGACACAGGTGATAGAGGAGCACAGACGTGGCACGTAACCACAGCAGTGCCGAGTGTATCTGGTTATAGTTCTACCGCGATCGTTGGTGATGCCTTTGTTAATGCTGGTTCTACAACTATAAACATTCTCGGTGTCTCTGCCGCTGTAGGTGATGTCATTCGTTCTACGAGTAATACTGCTGGTATCAAGACAGGCAATCTTCGTGGGCCTCAAGGACAAAAGGGCGAAACAGGTGCTCCGGGCGCTGATGGTGCAGATGGTGCTATAGGTGCTCAGGGTCCTGTTGGTGCTCAAGGTCCTCAAGGACCACAGGGTGCTGCAGGAAAAGATGCCCTGACCACTACAACTACTGCACAATTTACAGAAGAACCTGCTGAGAATATAGTTGGTACTATATCAAGTCTGAAAGCAACTAATGCTGGTTTTAATAGAGCCCCCGTCATTGGGGATTATATTACTTGTCTTGCGATGATTTCAGATGACCCTCGTAGATGGTTGATAGCAGGTACAATTACAGCATTAGATAGTTCTGCAGTTCTGGTTAATAAATGGTCTGTTACTGTAAAAACGGCAACCTTTGTCAATCCACAAGTTGTAAACCCTCTGATTATAAGAGATGACACAAGTGGTAGTGGTGTACAGATTTCTGATTCTATGGTAAAAGTCGGTATGTCACCTTCTGCGGGAGTAGTTACCGGTGGGGCAGAACTTACGAGTAGTGGTCTTAATTGGGTAGACAGTAGGTCAACTACCACATATTGTATTATAGATGGCGTACAGACTTATTTGTTGACTGGTACGGTGGCTATGTTATCGACGCCATTTGTTGGAGCACCGGTCAAAATTCAGAGTCCTTCGAATGGTACACAAGGTACTGCACGTATTTTACTTGGCAAAAATGGTAATGGAACAGCAGACCTTGTTATAGATTTGCCTGTTAATGGTAATATGATACAGGGGACGCTTCAGTGTACAAGACAATTTACGAATTTTGCCTCTGGAGCAATTCATTGGATTCAAGATTGGTTTATTGAAGGTAATTATGAAATAACCCTCAGTGGCTCTATGGGTGGTACGTATACTTTTACCGTTACTACTAATGCAGGTACCTATAATCGTTATCATTTGAGGCACGGGCAATATAGTGGTACTATGCATTTTTGGTATATGGAGAATGTAAGTACTATTCCATATTTGAAATTAAACGGACAGTCATTTAATACTACGAATTCACAACTTACTTCTAATTTTTATGCACCGACAAGTCAAGGTACTAACGGACAAATACTAACCTCTAACGGTAATAGTACTCCTGCTTGGGCACAGGTTTATCAACACAATATTAACATGCAGATTCGAGCCAATCTTAGGTTATCCTTTAGCATTATAAATGCTAGTACAACGTCATTTAATAAAACTTCACTGCCTGAATATCTTACAGAAATTGGATATATAGCTGGAAATAAGATGACCGCAAGTGGTGTATGCAGACCTAATTCTTCAAGTGAGTGGGGTATGGTAACAGAGTTTGTACCTATTTATGGCACAAATGAGTTTCGAGTAGGATACGTAATCGGCTCTGCAGATGTTGCATACTATACTAACGCTTGGTCAAGTATTGCAACATTCACAGATGTTTGGAAAAAAATTGTATTATAGGAGTAACCATAATGATTAGTAGTGAATGGAATACACAATATATTCCGGTAGAACATGCAATATGCGCTGGTACCAAATTCAGTTTTGGTACCGGCCTCTTGCAAGAGAAGTATCTTGTAAAAGGAGCACACTTCACAATAACACTCTTCGACCTTAACTTTAATCATCTTAAACGTTGTAGGAGTAAAATCATCAGTATAAATGAAAGAAACGTTATTTGCGAAGTTCTTAATTACGAAGATACAGATACTGTTTATATGGGGCCTGTTTCTTTGTCGAAAGAAGTTCCAGATTATAATAAGGTAGAAAGTATCAATGTGAATCTATGGCGAGGTAATTAACTATGAAACTCATGAACATCTTGCGCAAAAATATCGGTACGATTATCGCGAGTTTTGGTCTTGTTCTTCTGGCAATATTGACATTTGGTGATTTGGGCGAGATTATGACAGAGCAATATTGGCAGAATGTCAAAGATAATCTTACCTCAATCAGTTTTATGAGTATTGCACTCACGATGATACAAGTGTCTATCAAGCAAGGTGTGAGTGAGCAAGCTTTACAGAGAGGTCTTAATACAGAAAATACGGCTAAAAAGTATCAAGAGCATAGAGATTTGGTTAAGTCGGCAAATGACAGAATAATGTATATGCCTTATTTCTTGCAAACTTATAATCGTAGACATACTGCTCTTAAAAAGCAAGAATTCCTTGTAAATAACAATTTTCATTCTGAAAAAGCTTTGTATCAATCAGAGAATCGGCGGCTCATCAGAAAGTATGAGAAGATACGGGTTTTCTTAACTGTCAATCGAATCAAATGGGCAACTACTGAGGTTATCTATAATAAGAAAGGACAGATACTCACTCTTGCAGAGCATAGAGCTAAGAGAACTATGAATGGTATCGTTAAAGCTTTGTTCTTTATGATAGGTATCACTTTCTTGACTAGAGGTCTATTTTTCACGCCTAGCGGAGAACCCCTATGGCAAAAGTTTGTGAAGTTACTATCTTACATCATTGTCATGGCAATGACTTCTGTGCTTGCTATAATCAAAGAGTATGAAAAAGGCGCGTTTGGCGTTCCTAATGAGCTTGATGAAATAAATGAAATCTGGCGAGAGTTCAAAAACTGGGAAACACCTGAATGGGTTGTGAAAGAAGTTGAAGAGTTCAATTCGTCAAAGGAGGTAGAAGATGAACGAGAAGAAAGTAAAACAGCCTCTGACGGCGGAACAGATGTACAAAGTAAACAAGAGAAAGTCAAAGATATTCCAAAGGCTGAGCCCGATAATGTTCTGGTTTTTCATGGGCCTGACGATAATCTTTGTCATACTAATGAGCAAAAATAGTATCGGCAATGTGACGGAGATTCTGCATTTGCTTGACAAAGACGTTTATTCTGGTGAGCAGATAGAGGCAAATTACGCGGCTCTCATTGAGAAATGGGGTGAATGGGAAATCATCGGTGAAAATAATTCTGGCTTTGTAGTCAGATATGTTGATGTACGTGCCGCTTTATTCTCCGGACTGATGATAACCTATATGGTCCTCTCTATTGTCTGTCTCTGTCTTGCAATCATAATAGGCAAAATCTTGTTTCCTCGATTGGCAAAAATGTACACAGATAGTAATAGCGAAATGGTTGACATAGCGACATTGAAAACTATGTCACAAGTAGAAGAAATGACTGGCAAGAAAAGCCAAAAGGAGTGGTTCTAATGAGTTGGGAACAGGTACTACAGTACATTCAAGAGCATATACCGATTATTATATCTTATGCTCTTACCGTCCTTGGCTACGCTCTTTACTTCATTGTCAAATCGAAGGCGAGCAGAATAGGCAAGGGTATGACCTTACTTGTGAAAGAGAATACTGCTGCTGTGAATCAGCGAGAAGAGGCTCTTCGGCAACAAGTATTAGAGCAAAGTGCCATCATCAAACAGCAAGCGCAAGAGCTGCAGATTATGATGAAAAAGCTTAATGAGCGAATGGACAAAAACGAACAGATGGTTGCGGCAATCGCAGATGTGAGCGCTCAAGAATTTATCGCAGAGGAGGTAGTCGAAAATGGACCAGATGACAGCAATGATGGCGAAGTTATCGGAAATGGACAGGACGCTGAAAAAGCAGCAGACGGACAATCGGAAGTTGTTTGACCAGTTGTATCGTGATTTGTCTTTACAGGTCAGTGCACAAAGAGAAGAGATTATCGCTCTGCGTACGAAAGTAGAGGAGTTCGAGAGACGAGAAATTTTGCGGCGTGAACGCGTTAAAGAACAATTAAAAGGTGTATAAAAACTCTTTTTCCGTAATATAATAGAATGATAGACTGCAAAACGGCTGACAACCGACATTCGTCTAAAACTGTCGAGGAGAGTGCAACATGGAATTTGGTGCAAACGAATTCACTATTAAGGACATTGAGCAGTTCCTTAATAGTGAAGGGGCAGAATCACCGACTGCTGATGAAGAACAACAAGAAACTGCTCCCCAGACTCAGGGCGACGAAGGCAAAAAGCCTGATGTCACAGAGACCCAAGCGTTCGCTCATCGCCTAAAAGAGGCTACTACGAAAGCTCGTAGAGAAGAGCGTGATAATATGGCAAAAGAGCTTGGCTATGAGAGTTACGAGGACCTCGTTAAGTCTCGTGAGAAAAGCATGCTCGAACAAAAGGGTTTGGACCCCGACGAAGTAGCTCCGGTTGTAGAAGAGATAGTGCAAAAACGGCTCGCTGAGGACCCACGGTTGAAAGAGCTTGAAGAGCTCAAAGAAAAGAAAGCCATGGAGTGGGCAAAACATGAGTTGGCAGAGCTCAAAACTCTGACGAACGGTCGTATCTCTAAATTAGAGGACGTTCCGAAAGATGTTGTTGAGCTGTGGAAACAGAAAGGTTCACTCAAAGCAGCTTACCTTGAATTAAAGGGTGAAGAGTTGATAAGAGAGATGCAGAAAGGCGTCGCGAGTGTACAGAGTAAAGCGTCCACCAGCCACATGCAAAGTCCACACGGTGCACCGCCACCTATGAGTGAAGGAAATAGGCGCCCCTTCACGCAGAAAGAAAAAGATATTTATCGCTTGTTCAATCCGGATGTTACGGACGAAGAATTGTCCAAAATGACTAAATCAATTTAAGGAGAAAACAAATGGCACAATTTAAGACTGCTTACTTGCAGAGAATGATTCCGCTCGATGTTGTCGTTGTCGGTGCTGTGAATGAAGGCGCAGAAGTTACTTCTGCGAACAGAAAGACAGCCATCTGCCGCAATGACTTTGTTGTTTATACGCCTGCGACTTCTACGGTTCCGGCGTCTATCAAGAAAGCAACTGCTGCGCAAGTGACGGCAAAGACGGCAACACACATTGTTGCTCTCACTGATATGACTATCGGTGATGGGCATGTACCTACTGACAGAAAAGATTATCGTCCGAGCGAGCTTGTAGGCGCTACGAAGGCAACGGCTGCGGCTACTGGTGATGATGCTCTTGTCAAGAAGGTTGGACTTTATCCCATCTACGAATGGGGCGATATTGTTCCCGATGCTGATGGCATGGATGTCTTGGCTAATTAACAATAGGAGATACTAACTATGGGAATGATTATTAACATTGCTGAAGCACTCGAGAACAGAGCAGACTATAACGTTCTGCGCGAACCTATCAATGATATGCTCAAGCGTAAACAAGAGGCCTGGGAGCGTCAAAATCCGATTGATTTCTTGTTTAAGCGCGGCACTATCGACAAATTCCAAGAGACATATACGTCGTCTATCGGATTCCAGCATGCGTTTGCTGAGACAGGGGATTATGCGGTAGCGCCTATCTTCAACACACATGAAGGTTTCTCGAAGGTTTATACGACTCGTACGTTCCAAGGCGGATTCATCATCACTCAGCAAGTGCTTGAGGACCAAGCCTACAATACTGTCAAGAATACGGCTAATCAGTTTATTACTCGTTGGCACGGTGACCAAGTTGAGTACGCGATGGCAGCTATTGGCTCTGGCTTTGGTAAGGTTGTTACTTTTGGCGATGAGAGTAACGGCGGCGAGAGTCAGCTGATGATGACTTCTGCTGACACGGCTGATGGCGCGCTAATGACTGCCACGAAGAACCCGCTTTTCACCAACAACCACACCATTGTCAAAAGAAAGGGTATGAGTGCTCAGCAACTCTTTGATGCCAAGCAATCTAACTCGTTCTATGTTGACGGAGGTATTGACCTCAGCGGTAATGACCCGGGCAAGATTGCGAAACTCGCGGACATCATCAATCAAGTCATTACCATCATGGAGAACTACAAGGATGACAATGACAAGTATGCCGGCGTCATCGGGGCTAAGCGAATTGTCGCTCCGAACGATGCACGTCTGAAGGCAATGCTTGAGTCTGCGCTCTCTATGGACATGTTCAAAGAGACCGGACCGAACCCAGCGTTCAAGGCGGCAGAACTTGACACGACTCCTTACCTCCGTGATATTCCGGCTGTCTTTGACAAGACGAATGGCAAGGGCGTTGGTTTCTTCATCGTTGATAAGGCGTACAATGCGGAAAATCAGGGACCTGAGTTCACGCAACGTATTGCTCTCACGATGAACGTTGATGAAAAGAAAAATCCTTATGGCATCAGTTATGATGCTCGTGAGCGGTTTGACATCAACGTTGCGAGCTGGCGCGGTATCGCTTACGTGTATATCGGCACGACAGCACCGGATGTGAGCACTCCTTCTGTCAGCAATACAGGCGCGGTCTCGACCGTTACCGGTTTTGCGGCTATGACGAAACTCACCCCGATTGCGACAATCGTGAAACCTGTGACTGTCGTCGGCACGGTTACCACGGAAACGGCTGGAGCTTAACCCTAACACAAGAGGACGGCAACTATTGTCGTCCTCTTTTTATCCTCTTAAAGGGAATCATCTTAAAATGCCGCTTTTAGGGATTTTAAGATATAATAGAGAGGATTCGCGGGGATTCTCGAATATCTCATCAAGAAATATAAACGAATCCCTATTATATCTTAAAATCTATTAGAGTGATGATGCCGTTCGAGTCGGCAAGTGAGGTTTATATGTATTATACTTGGGGTTATATCAAAGAAAACGCATTGGCAAAGTTAAATCTGACAGAAGAGGAAGCTAATCAGCAGAACTTCCTCTCTAACTTTCCTTACTATGCAAATGAGGCTATGACACAAATTTGCTCGTCTATTATGCCACATGAGGAATTCCTTATTGTCAAAGTATGGAAGAAACATGATGCTTGGAAATATTACACTCACGAGTTTGGTGTTTATTGTGATTGTCCGGAACACAAAGAAATGACGCCCATGCCCGGTGATGATATGTATGAGAAGAAGAAAGCCTTTTGGGAGAAATGGCACACTTTGTCTTTCGTAGACGAGCCTATTGAGTTTCCCGAGGATTTCATCTCGTTCAGTGATGATGTTGCGGAGTACAAAGCACCTCCTCTCTTTGTCCAAGGTGTCCTCGTAGATGTGCCGAAATTCAAAGAGGTGGGTGATGAGGTGATAGAGTATTATGGTTATAACCAAGTTCTTTGTCATTGTGATGGTGAGTATCGTATTCCTTATCATGCTCGTTGGTTCTTTTTCACAAAAGACCTCGCGGACGCGGATAAAATCACAGCTCCTGCTGATGTTTGTGATGCTATTCCTTCTTATATTGTATCTCAATGTTTGAAGATTGATGATGAACAGAAGGCAGCGATTTTCAGAAATGAGTACGAGATATTCCTTGCAAGAATTGACAATACGAGTTTCAGGTCTCAACGTACATTGCATATTGGAGGTGGTTGGTAATGGCAAATCGCACTGTTAATAGAGAACCTATGGAGGTGTCTATTCCGTCAAACAGTGCCGGATTCTTTAATACCGCTCAGTTCAAAGGTCTATGTGATAATCGTAATGAGGTTAGCATAGACCAGCAGACTTTCGCGGCTATAGAGAATATGTTTGTAAGTGACAATGACGTACTTACAAGCAGACCACCTCTTAGATTCTATGATGACAAGACGAATATCATTTACGAATGGTATTTTGGGCAGTTTGGATTTCGAGTTTACAAGTATTTCAGAGAATACACTGATACAGGTTATAAGACCCTCGAAACGCTCGAAGGAGCAGATTTAGAGAATACTTATTTATATTATAAGCTTGAGTGTATTACTCATGAGCTCGTTATGAATCCGGATGAAGGCCAATACAATTATATGTCTTGGGCGATTAAATACACAGAAGCCGGAGTTGATGCAATTCCAAAGATTACACCTGCACAGATTGAAGATAAAATCTACTTCTGGTTTGCAGATATGGCTTTCGTTTGCTACAATGTCGTAGGCAATTATTTTGAGCAAGCTGAAAAGTATGTTTATGTGCCTGTAACAGATTTGGTAACAAATGGTATTACCAGTTCGCTTGAGAGCAATAATTATTTGACAGAAACTCACAAGAAACGTTACTTGTATTCTACTGTTTCTGGTATAAATTTTCAACAAATGAGTGGTAAGAGAGTGTCTGTCTCTCTGAATAGTGAACAGACACAGAATAGTTCAAAACATCTGTATGATACTACTCTCAATCCAAATAGCAAAGATACCTTAATTTATCCCTATAGTCAAATAGGTAATGACTATATTATTGATATGGTTGAAACTACAAGAGCAATGGTTATCTTGCGGTATTCGCCTATTTTTGACACAATCGAGGTAAGTTTTGATGGCAGTTCTTGGCGGAATCTGCCGGTTCTTCAAGAAATAGTTGGTAATCCTTGTCTTACAAAAGATGGTTTATCTGCTGTGGCATTCACGAGAACAGGTCTTGCCATGTGTAAATTAGTGGCACAAGATTCTGATGATTTCGTGTCAGCAGATTCTTTTTCTTGGGTCATTCATAACTATTGTAGATATGCACAAAAGACCACAGGGCAGGGTGGTATCTTTGTTGTAAATGGAACGGTTGTAATAGATGAGATTGATGTGACAAAGACACCTCGTGGTGATTTCATGACATCAGACCAATTCTGTTACGTAGTATGGGCTAAGAACAATGGATTGACCACGGGTTCTACAGCATATCTTCCTGTCATGTATTCAGAATGGTTAGCAGGTACTTCTGGTGTTCAATCTGCATTTTATTTGTTGAATTATAATGCTGATGGTGCAGGTGTTAATTGGCAATACTTGATGGGCGATAATTATAATATCAAATTTAAGTATGTAACACCTACGCCAGATAATAAAACTGCTGCGCCTGTCATATCTCTTATGACTCCTCTTGCTGGAGAACTTGTCTCTCCAAACTCTCTTGTAACTACGGCGATTTATGCTTTTATCTATAAAAGAGATTACAATCAACGTTCTCCTCTAATAAGAAGTAATGACCTAATACAATTCACAGAAAGTAACTCTCCATTCTATATTTTCAGATTCGGCACTGATGGTAAGACGCCCGACCCATATGGAAATATTACTGAAGGAGATATAGTTGGTATAACTCCTACACCTATGGACACAAGTGACCCAAGATGGCAATGGATACAAGGGTACGCTTATGGAAAAGGAGAAGTCGCCTCCATTGATAGAAGTGGTACTCTATTTTGTTATCGTTCATTGGTGAATAATAATTTAGAATCTTTGCCTACTGGTGAAGGGAGTAATGCTTATTGGGAATTTGTATCAGGCGCTGTATATGGAGATTGGTCTTTTACAAATAATGGTGGCGGTACTACTACAATACCAGATGCCTCTTCTTTGTTGCGTTATTCTTTGAATAGAACTACTCGATACAAAATCTCACATGTAAACAGCACAGATGAGAATTTCTATCCTAACCAGCAAATTCGTTTGACTCCGCTCAATGAAACTCTTAATTATACAGCTATAGAGGCACAAAATTATTTCGGTAATTTTAATTGGGCCGATGGCAGTTGGGACACTTCATATAAAGCCGGAAATCTTAAAGTAGAAACAAATACATTGTCAGATGAAGAAGGCTATTATTATATCTGTCATATGTCGGCAACATCTATTCTTGAACGTACGGCACAATTACTTTTAGATTCTGAGGGTGCGAGTTATTCTGATAGAACCTTTGTAAGTCCTTGTGAGAATTTTGATTATGTTGTAAGTGACCCGACGTATAGTGGCGATAAGATAACCTTCACATTATATGCAGCATATAATCAGCTCACAGGCGCTGACAATGTCCCACAAGATGTGTATTCTATAATAAGTTTCACAAATGAGAATGCAGAAGATACGACTTATACCAGAACTGTAATTCCCAAGCTGTCTAATCAGTTTAAGATGAAACAGAATAGCACAGACTATATTACCGACCAATATTTATATATAGGTGGTGAGATAGTTGAATTGCCGAGGAATGGTGAATTGTCACAATATGTTGATGACGATGAACGTTCTCTTGTTTCTGGTGATAATCTTGTTGTATTCAACTACTTCAATTCCACAGAAATTGTGTTGAGTGGTAAGGCGATAAAAGCAAAAGATGGCAAGTCTACTGTCGGAATAATCCGGTCAGGTGATAGAGTATTGATGAATGATGATAACTATCTCATTCAGCATATGGCAAATGATGGCTCTAATAATTGGACAATTATTAGTGGACCATTAAATATCTCTACACTTGTAAGATTAAGAAGTAGTACGACAAGTTATCCTGCCGCACCAACGGGTTGGACACTCGGCGATGATTGGCCGACTACTACAGAATGGCAGAATATCCCAAAGCCTGTTCTAATAGATATAGAAACAGGTGAGTATCGTGAGTGGAAAGCCGGAGATGCATTACCGAGTGGTTTCATAAATTATTGGGGCAAACTCGGTATCGAGCGAATAGTTACTCCATTATATTATGGCTCTCTCGGTACATGGTATGTTATTGACGGTACTCTTTGGACGAGTTCTTTGCAACCAGATATATCTCTTGAGCTTGATGAGTTATTAGATGCGACTTCTGATGGCCTGCCGAAAATGAATTATACAACTCCGGACCATTTTATGCAACTTAGTGAATACTTCTTCTCCTTTGTTAATCCGGACGGTAGATTCTTGTTAGAAGTCACAGAAACAAGGCGAGATGTAGAAAAGCTCTTTAGTGAGGAAGGACGAGACTTCTTGTTATATTTGCCAAAGAGTAATGAGCAGCCATTCTCACAAAAGATTACAAACTTGCATCCTATCTCTGACGCGAGTATGGCAGTATTCACAGATAATGAGATTTACTACGTCTCACCTGTTGAACTTAACACAGGTAAAGTTGCCTATACCGCACCTGTAAAATCAAAGATTCCGCTTGGTTGCAGAGATGGCAGTGATGTCGTTACAGCGCTTGATGGACAAGTAATTTTATTTAGTGCACCAAAAGGTATCGCTGCCATGGAGCCACAAGATTTTGTTGCTACGACTGAACGTACCATCAAATATTTGTCAGATGCAATACAAAGCGAGTATACACATTTCTACAATGATATTATTCCGTCGGCAAGACTTATGCCTTGGGATGATTCGGCGCCTAAAGGTTATGACCCGATGATTAAAATTGCGACATACAAGTATTGGCTTATCTTCTATAGATATATGTACAATGTATGTCTTGCATTCGACACACGAACTGGCACATGGTGGAGATGGTCTACACAGTATCCTATTATTAAAGTTGATGTAGGTGAAAGGTTGCATTTCATACAGCAAATCGACTTCAATCCCACAGAACAACTTGAGATTGTGTTCCCTCCTCCGAAACTTCCTTTGTATGGACGCAACTTTGTCTGGTGTGACAGAGAGATTGAGAATAACTCCATTGCTTATCTCGATGACATCGTAGCGGGTGCACTCGATGGTAATGTCTACAAAGATAATGGCGGACGCAATATATTCAGATATGCAGAACCTATTATTCGTTGGAGCTTTACTTCACAAAGATTACACTTCGGGCAGATTAACAATTACAAGTTGATTAAGGCAATAAATATGAGTGCTCAAGGTGATAGCGTTATGACGGCAAAGCTTACAACCAAAGCATTCCGTGACTATTATCACCCTGAAAAGTCAGAGGTTGTAGAGATAAAAATTTCTGACCTTCGCACTTATATTCGTCGCATGAACATTATGCATTGTGTGTATTTCCAATATTCATTGTCAAATGATGTTGCTGTAGATACACAGGCGCAGTTGAGACTTAATTCTTTAAGCGTAAAATATGAACTCAAAGAGAGGGTACGCTAATGGCTAACACATTACCATATGGCATCAATATTACAGCGAGTGATATGCGTAATATCATAGAGCAGAATGATAAACAGCAGACAGGTATTCGTTCTTGGCGTCAGCTCTTCGGCAATGCGAGCCTCGGTTATGAGGCTCAAGCTGACGCCTTAAAGACTGATTACAATAAAGCTATTGCAGATGCCTATGCGGCAAATTTTCAGCAGCAAAATAATTTAATGGGTCAAGGCTTAAATGTTGGTGCTACACAAGAACTTATCGGTATGAATCGGCAAGATTTGCTCAGTGCTTATTCTAATTATATGCGTGACTATCAGAATGCACAGAGTGAAGTGGCTCAAACTTATCAAGATGAAGTAGGCATGATTGATACTGCGCTGAATGAAAGAGCAGAAAACTTTGCAAACTTGTATAATAGCGCATATCAATATCTTGCCAAAGAGCTCGTTGGTTCTACTCATCTTGTTACTGACCCAGATACTCCCTTGTATTATGAGAACAAAGAAGAAGGTACTACGACGACAGAAGGTGGCAAGGGTAAAGAGTATGCAGGACAAGCAAAGAAACCTGAGGACATCGCAATAGGTCAAGGACTCGGTTGGCTCGTCGACCCGGATAGCGGTCAAGCTCTTCCTTGGGAACAATTGTCAACTCTCTTGTTTGATGACTCTGGAGCTTTGACGCAAAGAGGTATTCAGTACTTTGACCAACTTATGAACATGCGACCTGAAGGTTATACTAAAGCAGATGGTACTGCTGTCAAATCGTTCGATGCTTGGCTTGCTGAAGAAAATCCGGAGTTGCGTACATGGTTTGCGAGTGCTGACCCATTCAATTATACTTTCAAAGGCACAAACGCCGGAACTGCTGCGGCTTATGCTGGTAGAGAATCTACAGACGAAGCTTATAATGAAGGTGAGTATCTTAGTAATGAGACTGCAGGTACACTTTCTGCTCCGACATTTAATATTGAAGGTCAGCATACTTGGGATGAATACACCAAAGAAGTGCAGAAGTCTTACGAGACACTCACTGATGAGCTACAAAAGAAATTTAATGCTGAGCAATATCGTGAGTTCTATGATGCTAATAAGAGTGCTTTTGATGAGTTTGAAAGCCTTTCTAACGAACTTGTTAATGGTGAGTATCAATCCTTGTCTAAAGCACAACAGACTGCACAGAGAAGAGTAGCAAGTATTCAGAGCAAAATAGATGGTCTTACAATAGGTGATACCTATGAGAAGAGCAGATTAGAGAAACAATTAGAAGAAGCACGGGCAGAGGCTAAGAGATTGTTGGCGAAAATGAATGATTATGTCAAATCACAGAAGGCTAAGATTAACGCCGCATATCAAAAACTTGTAGATTCCGCAAATACTTATGCATCGAATAAGCAATCTAATAAGAAAGGCACATCAGGATTTTAAGATATAATAGAAGGACGAAAAAGATTCGCGATGATTCTCCCAAGGATTGTTGCGAATCCTTCCCATTATATCTTAAAATCTCTAAAAGCGATACTCTCAAGGATTTTATCCTTGAAAGAATATTATCACCGGCGAAGAGCCGGCAGGAGGTATTATTTATGGCACTTCAACAAGCAGCGGCATTGTTGACACAGTACAACAATACCAATGGAGTAACCACAGACAAGAAAGGCATTGATAATAGAGCAGAGCAAATAAACAAATTTGCTTCTTCTTCTTATGCCAACACGTATGATTTTTATGCACAACGATTTAACAACACACAGAATTTCAGAGATGACCTTTGGCAGACGGCATTTCAATTGGGTGAACAAGATGAACTTGTTGCCTTGCTTGAGGCTAATAAAGATAGGACATTGAGTAAAGAGTATTACAACGATTTGTATTATGATTACCAAACCGCAATGCTCGAATTAAAACTTCCTTTCCTTGACAATGAGAAAGAAGAGGAGCGCTTTGAAAATCAGTTTAATCCAGAAACAGGTGAATGGGAAGAAGTTTCTATCGGCAATATGACAGAGCAGCAATATGTTACTCGTGTCTTGCAACAACAGAGAGAAGCTCGTTCATATGAGATAACTCGGAAAATAGAGCAACTTAGAAAAGATAATATGGGCTGGTGGGCTCAATTCGGCAACACTCTTCTCGCAGGTCTTGCAGAATTTGGAGAAGGACTTTTGAGCTCATTGACAGGGCTTCTCGAGTTTGTTGCTACTTCTCCTTGGCAACTTGTAGGTCTCGGTCAACAATTATTCACAGGTGGACAACAAACTGATATTCTTGATGCTTATGTAGATTACATGGCAAACGATTCTCTTACTGCTATGGAGAAAGATAATGTGCGTGCTGCACTTGACGAGTGGGAGAGAACAAGTACACTCATGAAAGATATAGACGGCAATATTACTGGCTGGGGTAAATATCTTGGTGGTATTGCTAATTCTATCGGTATGATGATACCTGCCATTGTCGCAAATGTTGCCACAGGTGGCGCGGCAGGCGTAGGTATGGTTGCTTTCTATGGAGGTGTGTTTAGTAGTAATATTGTAGAGAGCAGTAGAGCTAATCCGGATAGTCCTTCTGCTGTAGTTTATCTTAACACGGCGACAAAAGCAGCCGCAGAGGCACTTATTGAAGTTGCTCTTGATAAATTACTCGGTGGCACAGTTAGTAACAAATTACTCGGTCTGTCCGGAAAAGCCGCCGGCATCAAAAGCGTAGCAAAATCCTTGTCTAAAGCTGCAGGCTGGAGATACTTGGCAAAGTCTGCTTTACAAGAAGGCACAGAAGAATTTTTGCAAGACTTCTCTACTAACTGCGTTGATGCTTTTACGCAACTCATTGACGAAGGCTGGGAGTATGAGAAAGTAACTTTCCAAACTCTTATCGATTCTTTCCTTGTTGGTGCAGCGGCATCTATTGTTATGAGTACCGGCAAGGTTGCTTGGAATAAGACAAAATCTGCTGTCACAGATGGAAAAGGTGATATTTATATTGAGCAAAAACAAGGAGAAGTAGAACGTGTTGGCGGTCTGCGTCGTCTTGCTTTTGATGATATGCTTAAATCTGTTGAAGAATCTATAAACCAACTCACAAAGGAAAAGGTATCCCCAAACAAGAATCTCGAAACTGCACAAGAAGTATATGGCATACTTGAGTTGTTGAGCGGCTATTATCAAGGATTTGACCAACAGAGAATTAAAAATTGCGAGCGACTTCTTTCTAAAGTTAGAGAGCTTGAGAATAGTTATGTACAAGAATATAAGCGGCAAAATGAAAGACCTGCGATGATTCTTACACAAGAGACTTTCACAGATATTGCTAAGCAGGCTACCGCTCCGTTGGTACAGGCAAGACAGCGTGAGATGTTGAAAGTAATCGGTGGTATTTATAAAACCGATTTGCATGAGATGCTCTCTTCTGCCGTATCTACAAAACAATTGCAAGAGATAGAAAAGGCCGCCGATGAGATTAAAGAAAAGCTTGTAGAAGCGAATGTTAAACATGTTGATGCTGCTACTAATAAGAATGGTGAAACTTATACTCGTGACCCAGACATCATAAAAGTAGAAGAAGAGTTAGCAAAGAATGCCAAGAAACGTGGGAAGAAACCAACTAATGCTGAGCAGAATATAGACCCTGAGAGCACAAAGATAAATAATACTCGTAACGAACTCGCTAAAGAGTATGATTGGGTGTTCACGACAGATGGTTCTGTGGCCGTACAGATAGACAATATGGTGTTCGTACCTCTTGCATGGTTACGTAATTACAAGAAGAGCGAAATTTACAAGTTCTTACAACAAGATAAAGTCCTAACTACTATTCTTGAAAACAAATCTATGACATCTTTCTTGCAAGAATTAGTCAAAGACTTTAAGCAGATTTCTGGTATAAAGAATGTAACCAGAGAGAAAGCATTGATGGAGTTCTTGTTCAATGAGAGCTTCTATACTCATTTCTTGTTAAAGAACAATGGCGGCAATGTGCATGCATTTATGGATATTGTATTCAGAATGTATACCATTGTAGATAGAATGCTCAAGACAGAAACAAGTGAAGAGGGCAAGAACTATATTCGGCAAATAAAAGAACAAATTAGAAAGACAATGAGACCTGCGACATTAAAGGCTATTCTTAATTGGAATATAGACCCGCAAGCCGTAGGTGCTGATGCTATTCTTAACGAGGCTGATTTGCAATTTGTCAATCAGTATAATGTACGTAAACAGAGAGCCTCTAATGCCTTAAAGCCCGGCAAAATATCGAACGAATACGCAGAAGAGGCAAAGACGCTTTTGCAAATAGGCAATTTCAATGAATCTGAAAGAGCACTTATTGAAGAAGGTCTTTCTGAGAAAGCCACCGATGAGCAAAGATTGATTGCTGTAGCACTGCTGAATGAAGCAGACGTAAGATTCACAACTACTGATATTAGCAAGAATATTCTTACCACTTCTATGGGTAATATCAATACCCATATGAATTGGTTGCTCGATGCGAATAATCGTAGAGCTACTTCTACTGAGATTTTTGCTCATCTGCAAGCTTTAACAAAAGAAGTCGAGACGATTGCAAATTATACAGGCAATAGGCAAATGCTTGAAGAGACGCAAACTATTCTTGATTATATCAAGCAGAATCCTAATCATGACCTTGCTCAAATTATAAATAACTTCAAGCAATTCTTTGTAGATGTAAACAATGATATGCGGCAAGCTCGTTCTTTGGTAACGAAAGCAGCACAGGCAAAAAATCCGGGCCTCTTTGCTATGACCTTGCAGGCTTGTATAGATTTTGGCATTGAGGGTAAAAATTCTACTCAAGCAAAGAATGATGCTATAAACAGATTTACAAGAGAGTACGGTGCATCTCCTCTTGAGATAATGCAAGGTTATATCTTTACAAAGGCTTCACAATATCGCAAGATTGAACAAGAGAAGCTTGCTATGAATGTCACGAGCGATGCGGATTTTGTCGTGAGAAAGCTTGAGCAATATCTCGGCACAGATTATGTGGTTACCCCTATTTACAGGAGGGGCACAACAAATGTGAATCATTTAGAGGAGGCTACTTCTAAAGCATATGACCTTCTGGCTCAGATGCTCCGCGGAGAACAGGTGTCTCTTGTAGATTTTGCAAATAATTTTACTGTCATAAATGATACACTAAACAAAGACAATCTTGCGGAGTTGCTCAAAAATCCATCTGCTCATGCTATAGAGTTACAGGCAATTCTTGCTGAGGCAGATGATGTCGTTACTTATATACGTGAGAGTGGAGAATCTGTCGTAGGTGATTTTGCTATTGTTAAAAAGATAGCTCCGCAAGACCTCCTTGTAGATACGTTGCTGAAAGGTACTATAGAAGAGCAAGACAACATGATTAGAACTATTTTGCAAAATACTGATGGTGTTGCTCTTACAGAAATACTGAAGTTAAATACCGCGTATAATCCAAAGCTCGCCTCTATTCTTGCTAATTGGCATGTTTATAGTGTAGATATGAGTTCTACAAATCTCGGTCTTACAAATTATGAGAACAGAAGAATAGAGATTGACGCTCGGCAAGAAGGTCTATTAAGTACTCTTGTACATGAGCTGAATCATATGCTGCAATACGAGTACTTCATAAGTACAGGCTTTTCGAGTGAAAATGCTAATCAAATGACAGACTTACTTGCTTATGTCTACAATCATTATACTCCACTTGTTGAGTATATCGCAAAGAGAAATGGTACAACTCTTGACAATATTCAAGGTAATTTATCAAGTAATAAGATAACTTCTTTGTCTGAAGATACAAGGAATATTTTGTCATATGCTGCATATCGTCTTGTACAAGGAGAACTTTGGTCCGAGATGAATATGCACAATGGCAAACTCGTCAAAGGTTTTACACGTAAAGAAGAGAATGGCATTACTTATCTTGTTGCACCTGATGGCACAAGATTCAGAATACCTTTCCGTACTGTTGAAGCTCCTGCTTTCTCGGTAGATGCAAATGCTAAACTCGGTCCTCAGGCTGAAGAAGCATTGCTCATATCTACGTTCCTCAATGTTCGGCAAGCTATCGACGAAGGACCTATTGATAATGAGAACAGAAAAAATACTTACCATTCGAGATTGACAAGAAGTTCTGCTACACAAGTTGTCTGGAATTTGCTCAGAGATGGTCTTGACATTATTACCAGAAGTACTGTGAATATTGACGAGATTGTACGTAATCCTCAGCAATATCTGCGTGAAGATTTGGTAGCTCGTACGGCAAATATGACAGAAGGTGAGGTGTACTCGTTCCTCAGAACTTATATTGAGCAAAGCAATCCGGGCATCTCTCTTGATAGAAATGCAGCTACGCATCAGTATGTCATTGTTAATGATAACTCTTTCGATGATTTGCTGAGAAAAGACATTCTTAAAAAGAACAATGACACGGAAACAGACTTACAAGAGAAGTATAAAGGAAAAGAAACAAGACTTGATGAGATTTACTCTAAAGAAGAACTTGACAAATTAGGCGTTCCGGGTGACATCGTTGTTCTTGTTGAACCCGGGCTTAAGAATCAATTTGTCGTAACAAGTAAATATCCTGACGGTGCGATAACTATTGGCTATGTGCAGGGGCGTGATAATGCCAATTTCTTGGACAGAGTAAACCATGAGTTTAGGCATTTGATGCAAGAGTACAATAGATTTGAGGGTGGCTTTACTGTTGACTTTGAGATGACAGATGCCATGTTCAAAGATATTAAAAAGCATGCGCCTTCTTTGTTTACAGAGTTCCGTAAAGTATATCCTAATTCTGGGCTCACTGATGTGGATATAGCTAAAAGATTCGTATATTATCTTGTAGGAGGTGAGCAACAAGCTTTTGGCATAAATCCTGCGATTATACAAGCAAAACCTGCCTACGTAACAATCGAAGGAGGTAAAGCAAAAATATTCATGCCTTGGTATGATGCTAAAACAGGTGAAGGCATGTATGACACAGAGTTTATCTCTAATAAGTATGAAGATGAGGCAGAGGCATGGTTAAATGCTAATGACCCTGAACGTATAAAAGCCGCCGAAGAAAAGACTACAAAAGCCAAAGAAAAGGCAAAGAAACCTGAAAAAGCCACATTTGGTAAAGAGAAGAAAGGCATTGAGCAACTCCCTGCCGTGACGAAAACTCGTAAAGGTAAAAAGATTACAGAGGGAAAGTATCAGTACAAAAATGACAGAAAGTTTACCAAGGCGAAGGCTGAGGGTACAAATCTTGAGTATTTCTACAAGAAGAATGGCTCTAATGAAATGGACCCAGACCTGCAAAACTTTGTTATTAAAAGTACTGGGCATGAGAAAGAGTTACCGTCTGAGCTTGTGTATTCTATCAAACGAGGCAAACTGACGCGGCAGAAATTCTTTGAATGGTTTAGAAATGTTGATGCTAAGAGTGTAAATGACTTTACCTTTGACTTGATAAATGAGTCTTTCTTCAACAATAAAGCCATTGAGAATATGTCTCAACTTGAGAAATTAACTACTGTTGACCCTGCCATCTTCTATGCATCTGCTCTTGTCCTTCGTAGAGAGGGTCTTAGCCTTGCCTCTCTTGTACAAGAAAATGATATAAATGCCTTCCTCAAATTTATAAACAGTCTTGAAGGCACTAAATGGAAACGCAAAATTGAGAATCAAGCTAAGAAGTTTAACTGGTATTATGTAGAAGATAAGAACACCGGCAAATTAAAACGTAAAGAGATAGAATTTGCCAATGAGACAGCACAATGGGCAAGAGTTCTCATGATGCAGTACTATGATGGCACATTAGCCGGCGCATTCTATGCGGCAAGAGCTATCCGTAGAGTTATTAGAGACTATCAGAACAGAGATAGAAATATTGTCGGTAGTCTTGACAAAGAAATAAAGGAAGGTGAGGACAAAACATTTGCCGAGACATTCTCTACAGAAGAAGGCTATACAGGTGAGTATGCTGAGGCTGCAAGAGATATAATTGGCATGTATGAGGAAGAAGTCGCAGAGATTAACCGCGACGCTGTAATCTATGCTCTCAGTACAAGACAAGAGAAATTCTATCAGCAGCAGGCAGAGCAGAAGGCAAAGAGCAGAACTTTTAAGTCTGACACAGAAAGGAGAGCACTCATTAGGCAGTCTGTTGATAGAGCCGTTGACGAGTATCGCAATAAACTTGAAGGAATGACAGACCAAGAGCTTGCATTGAGATATAACTATATCAGAGATGCACAGAATACTGACGTGAGTCCGACAGTAGAGATAGACGGTAGAGAAGTTCCTCGTAAGAAATATGTACAGGTACGTGCGAATATTATTCGTTATGCGAATCAATTATTGAAACGTGTGAATGAAGGTCAACTTGTTTGGTCTCTTCTGCCTGAAGATGTACGCAACATGTTTGAAACTGTCACCACAACTGATGAGAATGGCAAGAAGTATCAAACACGCAAATTGAAAGAGGACACCTATCTTGTAGGTCGCGGTGGACAGAATATAAAAGATACAACCTTTGCACAAAGAAATGAAGAACGTTTGAAGGCTGTAGCGAGAGATGCAAGAGCAGGTGTGTATCAAAACAAAGATACGGCAAAACGTGTTAAACAATTAGAGACAGAAAGAGAGCGTCGTATCGCAAAAGATGTAGAGGCACTTAACAAATCGAAAGGCAAAATAAAAGCACCAGAGAATGTAAAAACAACAGAATTCAAGGTAGACAAGAAGAAAAAGAAAACTTCTGATACGCCTAACGTGTTTAATATCGTCTCTGCTGTAGAAATGCCAGATATAGTCCGCAAGATATTTGATACTTCTTTTGCTGATATGGCAGATACAAAGGTACAATTTGCGTCTGTTGATGAGAATGGCAATCTCTATACAAAAGATTCTAAAGAGTTTAAGAGTAGATTGCAGCATGAGGTAGCTAATTGGAATACTTTTTATGAGGCAAATAGAGAGACACTTATGAACATGACTCGGCAAGAGATGCTCGATATGGTAGAGTTCATTCAGTCTGGTGTCGCTACTCTTAATGGCCCTGTCAACAAATTGTACGCTTTCCAACTCTTCTTGCTGGGTTATGTAATTGATGCCGGTAGACGCAATACAAATGGCTGGAATATGTCAGATGCTGAGCTGGCTATTGTACAACAAACGTATGAGAGATTGGCAAGTGCGTATGGCTCCGGATTGCAGGCTGTCTCACAAATGCTCAATGTGATAAATCCTCTCAAGCAAATTCAACAGAGAATGCTTGATGAGTATAATATCACAGAACTTGAGGCAGAACCTTTGTATGATGCGATTGAAGCTCTGCAGAATGCTAAAACTTATGAAGAACGCAAGCAGAGAGCGGTAGTAGTTGCCGAGGAAATGAAGCGAGTAGAAAATCTCTTTGTAGAAAAAAGCTTAGAACCAAAAGGCTTTGGCAAGAGATGGTACAAGAAACTTACTTCGGCAAGATATACGTTCATGCTGTCATCTCCAATGACATGGGTGAGGAACCAAGTCTCTAACGTTGTGAACCTTGTCCTTAATAGAGCTGCTGATGCCATTGGCAATATTGGTATGCCGAAAGATTCTTATAAGAGAGCCGACCAATGGAACTTGGCAAAAGTAAAAACTTCCGATGAGGTTAAGGCATTCATAGACAGAGAGATTAAAAACAACCCGGCATTCAAAGATTTGTTTGAGGGCGTTAACAAGTATGACTATCGTGGCAAGGAGAAAACGAGAGAGCAAACACTCTTTATAAGCCTCATTACTCAAGCACTTGAGAGAAAATATGCCGCAGAACACAGATTTGATAGCAAGACAGCTAATATGATTTCTAACTTTGTCAATAGAATGATTAGTGATAAAGCTTTTATCAAACTCGCTGCTACACGTTATCTCGGCAAGATGCTGACAATAGAGGTAGAAAAAGGCAATGTGTCTCTTGACCAAGGACTTTCTCACGATGTGCTGAATCTTTTTGCAGAGTCTATTCTTGCTGCTAATACAGATTACATGCGGAAACGTTCTGCTCTTGCAGATATGATTGATGGTCTGTATGACAAGCACAGAACATTGTATGAAGTATTGCATTGGTTCCAACCATTCATTAACTCTTCATTCAACTGGTTCCAAGAAATGCTTAAATATACACCTGCAGGTCTTATTCGTTCTATCTACAATATGACAAAGATAGAACAGACAGCTCAAAAGCTTGCAGAGAGACGTCGTAAAGGTGAAAGCGTTATTGACAGTAGAATGGCAGAGTTTTATGCTCGGCGTGACTTAGGCAAAGGCGTTATAGGAATGTTAATGCTCGGGCTTGGTGCAATTCTTGCTGCGACAGGAGTACTGAAAATTGAGGATGATGACGACAAGTTCTATATGACTGTTGGCGATGTGAAAGTAGATATCAGTAACATCTTTGCCTCTTCGTCTATCCTTGTCGGTGCTTCCCTCATGCAGATAGGCAAAAAGAGTGCCACAGATATTATGGACTTCATCTGGAACACTTATACAGAGGGCTTCTTGTTGAAAGACATTATCGACCGTCACAGATGGGACAGTTCTATGTATGAGGCTATGCTGACAGAGACTGAGTCTATTCTCCGTTCTTTTGTACCACAGTTTGTGCAATTGTTTGTGAGAGCACTCAACAATGAGAAGATAAAATACTCCTCAGGTATGAAAGGTATGTGGGAACGTTGGCTTAATTCTTGGATTCCTACCCAACCTCTTGGCGAGAGATATGTTGACCCTTACACAGGTGAAACGCAAATGAAATATGCCTTGCCATTCATAGGTGAACTTCTGAAAGGTGGTTTGATAGGTCCGAGAATCCTTTGGGAATATCAAAGCGATATGCAAGAATATGCAGAGAGCTTGGGTATGAAAAAGGGCGCCATAACTGCGAATATCACAGTAGATGGCGCCCAGAAAGAGCTTGATTGGTATGAAGTTAACAAGAAATATGGTGAACTCAACAAGATAGCTCTTGCGAATATCAAGAATCAATCACACAATGTGAAGATGAAAGATGGCAGTTATCGTACATTACCTTGGTCGAAACTCAGTGATGAGCAGAAGGCAAACGTAATAAATAGGACAATGACACAAAACTCTACCATTGCAAAGATATGGTATTGGACTAAACAAGGACACAAATACTATGCAGAGAACTCTTTGTATCAACGTCTACGGGCGGCAGGAGTTACTTCTGGCGTTTATCTTGGCGATAGAGGTTTTGTAGAATAAAAGTTCTGTTGATTTTCTCCAAATCGGCCTCGCTTCCGAGGACCGTAAGATACTCTCCAGTCAGAGGACACCTGAGTACCAGGTGTTCTCTGTCTTTTTCTACTAAATACATTGCCTTCTTCATGCCATAACATTTGTCAATTAGAAAGTTTGCCGCCTCTCTCCATGTCCAAAAGTCATAGGGTGTCGTCGTGTCACCTATGACTAATATATTTCCTTCAATTATCGAGTATCCTCGCTTGTACATATCTATCACCTCTGTCCTTTTTAAGATATAATAGAGATTCCATTATTCTTGATGAGGATTTATTCGAGACTCTCTATAATTCCTCTCTATTATATCTTAAAATCCAAATAGCTCGTATTCTGGGATTATCTATATTCTTCGGGGAGAATCTCCACAGGAATGAGCTTACCATCTTTTACTTCATACCATACATCAGATAATAAACGCAAAGTTTCTTGGATATACCACATATAATCTATATCTTTTGATACTTCGTTCATATCATACTTATCAAGCGACTTATTTAAGAGTTCACAATGGGGAGGACAGCCGGGGGCTTTATATTTACGGACCTCACCTTTGTATCGTTTGAGCTTTTTAATCTCTCCGAGTGATGTGTTGAGTGATGCATAACAACGATTTGTTTTCTGCAACACTTCATCTTCTCTGCCGTCGGTAAACTCTCGTACTATTCCGGAGAATGAGCCTTTTGCATAAGTCATCACAAACTTAGACAATCTTTTCTCATTGTAAATATGCTCTACAATATCTTCACCTCTCATCAACAGACCTTTAATCGCCTCACGGCACACATAACAGTTGAGAGGTCTTACTCTGTTGTATCCGGGCTGAATCATATCTGTTACAAAGAAACCACCTTTTGACTTCTCACGTCCAGATTTCTTCAACATGATGTAATTGTTAACATCTTTCTGCCATATCTTTTGCTCTTCTTCAAACTCAAGGAGAATATGCGTTACTCTTGTAAACTCATCACCTATTGCATGCATAAGGTCAATTTTATCTCTCTTCACAAGACAAAGAACGCCATCAGTGTTAGTCTGCAATATTACAACATTTGCGGTGCCTAATTGATTGTAAATATTATTTGCAAGAGATGTCAATAATAATTGACCGATTCTGCATGTCTTTGTCGTATGATATGGGTCATATAGGTCAAGATATTTATTACCGCTTGCACCATAGGTTGTATTAAGAATGAGTTTATATGCTTGAGAAGTTTCTTTACAATTCTTGTAATGTTCGTATTCTTCTTTCGGTGCGAGATGTGTGTTCTTGCCCCATTTCTCTTCAAATGGTTCTATGACTTTTTTGAAATTAAGTCTTGCCTCGTACATTTCTTTGAACTTCTCAGGATGTTGAACTCCTCTTGACAAGAGACCCCAATTTATCATCATTGCCGGATAAAAAGATGCGGCATCAACGTTAATGAGTGCCCATTCTTCATCAGCACCTGCGATAATATTCTCACGAGGAACAGAATGTATACCGCCGTTTGCATATGATACTTTATTACCAAATAACTGTACGTCGAAGTTCTCCGGAGAGGCACAAACTTTCTTGACCACTTCAGCCGGCAGACTATAAGTTATATAGCTCTTGAGTCCGTCCGGAATGACAATATCTTGTCTGTCTTTATCTGGGAAACTCTTTCTTGTTGCTTGTAGTGCTCGCGCTGACAATTTTGCATTGGTGCACATATAACACACATTTTCCGCAATGTTAAAAACCTTGCCAACGAGCAATTTTGTCGCCACAAATGGCTTAAGCACAATACGATAAAATTGCATACCAGACCAAACGTCATGTTTACAATAGGAAATAATATCGGCTTTCTCGGCAGCAGTTAAATCTTTCTTGCCAAATGGCACATCGCTTTCTCTAATGTCAAGTTCCATGCATGCCTCTTTTTCTTTCAGAGAGCCTGTGTTATCATCAAGCATATCCTGATAGGTAAAATTAGCATATCTCTTATGAGCGAATGAGATAAGCATTGGATACATCAGAGCATATTCACATTCATCACCGCCTATGATAATCTGTGATACGGCATATACTTGTGAGGGAGTAAGACTACAAGAGATAGCGTTAAGAATGATATTGTCGTAACCTTTATTGTTATAACCGATTGCCACGAAATCTTCTCTTGTCAATAAATTCAGCAGACGATTACGAGCGTCAAAGTCATCAGATGATATAACATAGAAGTTATCTTTTGCAGACTCATTCTTTGCTGTCTCATCATCTACATACTCTCCAATGACACAACACCACCATTGAGGAAATACCTCAAAGTCAAAAAACTGTTCTTTCATAACTCGTAACCCTCCCATCTGATTGCGTAATTTTTCATTGCATTTATTAACTTTTTTGGACAGACACCGAAAATGTCTAATCCGATAAAGCCTTTATGTTTATTTTCTTTCATACAAACATGCTTTATTAACCATTCTGTGTCAGAATTCATAGATACAAACATTGCAGATAATCTATGATATTGTGTGAACCCATGAGCTGTACCTACGAATTTCTTGCCATCAATCAACATGTCATTGCCTTTAATCTCTGTACTTATACCATAATGTTTGGCAAGGTATCTTTTCAGAAACTTCATTGCTCCATATTCCCACTTACTCCAACGGTCACGCGAGACAAGAAGAAATCCCAAATCGCCGGCATTATTGACAATAGTACCTCCGAAGAGGGGAAGAGGTATCTGCTGAATCTCTGCCGACTCTACGAAGGTAGTATTTGTTTCTTGTTTTTCTTTGTCTTTAACAGGCTCGATAGAATAAATCGCCGGATACTTAAAAGTTAAGTATCCGAACGTATCATGCTTATCTGTAATCGCGTATTCTTGCAAATCCTGTAATACTTTCTCTTGTGATGATTCTATTATAAACATCAGAATGGTACCTCTGTCATTTGTTCAAGAGTAGGTTCTACGGTTCTACCAAAGATTTGGGTCGTTGCTCTCTTGTTATCATCGAGATACATAGGCACCACTTTATACAAAGCACAAATATCTTCTTTGAACGTCAACATACTCGGCAACTTTTGATACCCATTTTTCTGAGCCCATTCGATATACGTAGAATATAAGTAGTTAATCTGTTTACCATATACATCACGTAAGGTGATATTCTCTTCGTAACACCATTCATTCAAGCTACTCTGTCTGCATTTGAATTTACGCAGAAGGTCTGCCTCACTTTGCGATATTCTAAACTGTCCTTCTCTCAATGCAATACCGAGCCAATAAACCGATTGATACAAGAAGTATTCCATATCAAGAGGAGTGAGCTTAAATAAGAATAATGGGTCAGGCTTTTCAATCTTATTGTTCAACTCGATGATAACAATTCGACGATAAAGCCCGGAAGTTTTATCCATAATTCTCGGCAACTTATTACAAGAGAACATACATGTCGCAAAGGGAATAAACGTGATAGGTTCTTGGAAGATTTGCCGAACTGTTATCTCATTGCCAGAGATAAGAGATTTGAACCTACCTGTGTTCTCAAGAACTTTACCATCTACAGCGTCATCATCAATATTGATGAGTTTCGACAAGAGAGTCGCGAGATAATAGTCGTTGTCCATTTTATCAATCGCGACACGTGCTCTATTATTCTCACCTATGAGTTTAACGATGAGGTCTTGATACGTAGATTTGCCTGTACCACCATCGCCTTGAAAGATGAAGAACTTAGAGAAGTAGTTTCTCTTTAATAGGCAATAGCCTGCGATTTGATACAAGAATTGCATTTTCTGTACATTCGGCGAACCATCTTTATTTGCAGATATATGAGCCATGAACTCTTGTATCTTTGGAGATGGCAGAGGGTCAGAGTTGTAATTCCACGGTATAGAAATGGTGTTTTTCTCTTCTGGGTCAGGTTCATATAATTCACCTGTTACGAGGTCAAGAACGCCATTTCCTACAGCAATCTTATTCCAAATCTGGTCGACGGTATTTGCTTTAACATATGTTTTCATTGCTAAGAATTCCATTATTTCTTTACGATGAGAACTCGACAGATTCTCACTGATGTCATAGTGAATCATCCGTTCTACGTCAATCGTATCTAATGACTTATAATGTGTCTTATCGAATCTATAAAACTGTTTCTTACCAATACACATTAAGTCATATTCTCTTGCCATTTTAGAGGCAATGACATTGCAGATATTTTCCTTTTCAAGGACATTAAGTTTTACCTTCTCACCACTCTGCCGATACTTCTCATCTGTCTTACGTTCTTTTGTAACAGAACCTTTCATCTCACTTTCAGGCATAGGAACAGCGAACAAGTATTCATTGATAAGTTTGAGAGATTCTGTTATTTCTTCTGTCAACAATTTGTTTGTTCTCAATAAGGCAGAACGCCATTTGAACAATGCTTCATTTCTGCCATCGCCTTCGCCCATGCCAATGAAAGACTCAATCTGTCCTTTAGCGAGCATCATAGGCTTTAAGAAATAAGGAATCTCATCAAGCTCATCCGGAATTTCTCCCCATACGCGATGAGGGTCATTCGTAGGCAAGATGACATAACCTTTTCTATTTGCTCTATGGTCGACGGTAATTCCGAGAGAACATTTTGTAACGGCATCACTTGTACAAGAAAGTTTCGTATCTTTGAACAAGAAGTGAACGCCACGAGAAGTTCTGTTATAACCATACTTAATATTTAATGCTGTGAGAATCTGCTCTACTTTCGCAGAACTCTCCGGATGGTCCTCATTGTCTACATCTACAATGACATATCCTTCTGGTACAATCCAACCGATTCTATAATCTTCTTCGGCACATTTTTCTGCCTGCTCAAATGACAAGGGATTTGTTCTCCATGGCGTGAGCGGCGCTTTATTCTCATGCTTAGAATCATATTCTTTGCCTTCCCAGAACTTATGGTCGTATTTCCTAATCTGTACATACAAGCAATTCGGAAATCTCTCATTAAGCCGCTCGAGCATTTTGTCCATATCACACCGCCTTTTTGATACTCATATACAAATCGTGAATCTTGTATTTTCCTTGTACAGCATTCCATATCTGTTTCTCAACAGTACCTTCGTGCTGCATTACAATGACATTTGTCGCAATATTCTGTCCGAGACGCCAACATCTATGAATCATCTGCTTAAACTTGATAAATGAATAATCCATTGTGTAGAAGATGATTAGATGACAATGAGATTGCAAGTTAAATGATTTACATTCTCCACATTGCAGAAGTAATATCTCATGCCGACCAAGCTTAAATACATCAATATCATTTGTCGCTCTCTTACCATAATGAGCAAGAAGTTCCTCATAATCTGCAATATGCTTATATACAATAACTGTCTTTTGTCCTTTTAAGAGAGCATCAAGATATTGTATCTTGCCATTTGCATGATACCTATGCACAGATTTATCAGGCAAATAGATGTATCCATTACAGACCTGCTGAGCTTTATTTATTGCCACAATCTTTTGCATTGTCGTGGCGAACTCTCCAACAGAAATAATGCCTTGGATAGCATTGTCATAATCTTCTGTCTTTTTATAAGGTACCTTCAATACTTCAATATTGAGGTCTGGCATGTCATCTTCTTCATCGTAATTTACAAACAGGCAACACTCATCAAGCAAATCATTCCACCATGAACGATACTTTTCTTTAAGACCTGTTGGCTTTTGAAATCTGCCATATGCTGAATAACCTGTCTCAAAATCACAGAAAGTTCTCGTCCATGCCGTATAAGAGAATTTACCTTGACCACCAATCCACATCGCCTGCAATTGACACCAAATATCAATGTCACTATTGCCTCGTGGTGTTCCGGTTAATCCCCATACATAATCAATATTCTTTGCAAGTTTATAGATTAACTTATGAATCTTTGAACTATTCGCTTTAAGGATATGACATTCATCTACAACAAGAATATCCCATCTCTTTGCCAAGAGGATTTGAGAAGTATCACCTATTGCTGTTCTGTCTGTGACAAGAAAAGTATTCTTCGGCAAGATATGCTGAGGAACTATATCTACGTTCCACATTCTACGGATAGCATCTGCCGATGAGATAATCAGCACATTCGCCTTGCCATCTTTTTGCTTATCAATTTCTCTCATTGCATCAATGCAAGGATACGTCTTTCCTTTTCCGGGCTCAAAAAATAGACAAGCATGTTTCTTTGTCAAGAGAAGGTCTCTGCCGAGTTCTTGATATTGCCGACGATGATTTACATAATCTACATACTGCATTAAATCTTACCTCTCATTGTCAACATCAGAGCCTCTATTGTATCAACATCATCTGTCGCATACCAAAGACCGCCAGCCTTTTTAATCTCTTTGCCTACAATAATCTGTGCGGAAGAGACTTCACTCATATGACCTGGTCGTTTCAATTCTATGCCTACGAATATACCGATTGTCTTGTTAGAGAACCAATCTTCTTGCATCATTTTCTCTAATGTGGTAACATCAACAGGAACACAGGCTACAAGGTCGGGAATTCCTGCTCTCCCATACATATCACCATGTGTCTTAAATACAAACGCGTCGTTGTCTTTAATTATCTTTTGACAACGACGCTGAATCGAACTCTCAAGCTCATTCTTCATCTCCACATGTTTCTCCTGTATTATTAGATATAAAATGAACAAGTACACTTCCACAATCCGGACAATAAACATGTCCATTTATTATATCGCTGATGTCATACTTAAAATGACAATTACAATTATCACAATAGATTTCGTACGTTTTATATCCATGCTCAATAATTTTAATCATCGTTCACCTCTTAAAGTATACAAGAAATCAATAAATTTGTTTAAGAGTTTCTCATCTGCATTTGCAGAGAGCCACTTAATCATGAAATTTAATGCAAATAAGACATTGCTATTCTGAATGTCATGACCTGTAATACAATTGCTACAAAGATGAGAGCCATGACTATCGGCAACTCCTGTACCGTCTAACTTCTTGCCACAAATAGGACATACCTTGCCATCATCTCTTAATACTTTGTAAGCCCAATTTTCTTTTGGCTGAGAATTAGGTCCAAAGAATCCTGTTATTAGTTGACCATCTTTCTCATCTTTAAGAGCTGCAATGGTTCTCTTAGCGCATTCAACAGAACCTACTCCCTGCAAGATATAACCTTTATATACATCAATGAAATGCTGTGTATCTAATTTAGCATCAGGCCAATATCTGCCGAAGTTATCCCATTCACCTGCTCCATTTATATAACTGTATTCAGGCCATGCGCTCATTTGTTCATCTCCTCATCAAGTATATCTTCAAACATTTTAATTTGACAACCTAATGTTGCTTTATTAAATTTATTGCAAAAATCTTTGTCAAAATTTAACTTTTCAAAGAACTTCATATAAGCCTTCTTAAAATATCTTTTGTTTAACTCTTTGTTGCATAACCATGTTATGTATCGTTCATTACAATGTTCACAGTCAACAGGATTATAACAAATATTACCTACATTTTCTGTCAATGGACATATTTTGTAACCATTCTCTTCACAAAACGCTTCTACTAATTCATCGTGTGTCATTTCAAACCTCCCAACTTTTCAATAGCGGAAATCAAGCGCAAGTCGTCAATATTTGGATTGCTCCAATTCGTGTTATAACAAGCATAATGACGCGCCATAAGTACACCATGTTTTTCTATTTCTGATTTAGCAGCCTCTTTAATCCAGTTTGGAATATGTCCTCTCATAATGCCCTCCTATTGTTTTAATGGTGAAGGTACCAAGAATCGAACTTGGGTCATCGTGTGTTCGGTTAGCTACTCCTACTTACGATTGCGCATGAGCTCTGTCCAATTGAGCTATACCCTCATATTTAATGGCTGGGGTTACAGGATTTGAACCTGTGAATGTGGGAGTCAAAGTCCCATGCCTTACCGCTTGGCTAAACCCCATTAGTTCTCTACAACCTGCTTTCTTATCACGGCAAACTGATAAACCTTTCGGGGGATTTTGATTGTTCGCTAAAGAGTTCAGTTGTAGAGATTGGAGCTGATAGTCGGACTTGAACCGACAACCTACTGATTACAAGTCAGTTGCTCTGCCTATTGAGCTATACCAGCAAATGGTGGACCTATTTGGACTCGAACCAAAAACCGTCCGGTTATGAGCCGGATGCACTCACCATTGTGCTATAGGTCCAGATGGTCGAGGTGACAGGACTCGAACCTGCAGCATCTTGCTCCCAAAGCAAGCGCGCTACCATTGCGCTACACCTCGATAAAAGAGCAGGGTCAGTCTGCTCTTATTAAATCTATTAGTCCTTGAAGTCTTGGTCTGCTGTTGTCATCGTTCCGAGAGGCTCACCATCTTCAAGTTTTTGCAAGTTGCCAAGTCCTGCCGAGATTCCCTTATTGCCATTTGTGTTATAAGCAAAGAAGTTAATGCTCGCACGACCATAACAGCCAGAATATAATTCTGTGGGGTCCATAATAGGATTACGGTCCGCATCAACAACCTGCGGGGCATTCTTGCTCGACACATTGATGACATAATGACCTGCTGCATAAGGCCAAATATCCTTCAAAACTTCGCCGTCTTGATTCGTGTCTTTGTCTGCATCTTTGAGGGTAGTCTTTAGAACAGCGGGCATCTTGCCACCAAACTTGGTGGAGAGTCCTTTCTGTGCCGCAGCGTCAATCGCCTTCTTCATGCGCTCAATAGTTCCGACGTCACTCTTCGGAATGAGCAACATAACCGAGTACTTCGGCTCCATGCCTTCCGCGAAAGACTTGGGCTCGAACGCATTTACAAACGAGAACCGGCATTTTCCTGTGACAACCTTTGTGCTAACTGTTTCCATGATAATCTCCTTTGACATGTTAATCTTCTTCGACAGGAAATGCAGCAAACTCATTTTGAGCCGCTACAAGAGATGATACCTCCGGTCGCCTGTCACTTTCCGGAGCCAATGTCAGCTTACCTTGCGGCTTTACAATGTAGTCAGCACAAAGTTCCTGCAATTTCTTCTTACCAACGAGAGTTTCAAGTTTCGAGAGACCTAACATCTCTGCAGGTTTCGTAAGCTCTTCCTCTTTATAGCCTGCTGAGATGAGAGTTTCTTTCACTTTGTTCTCATCAATAATTACTCTGTTGCTCCTGCCTTCTACCAACTTAAAGCCCGGTATTTTTACGCCACGCATCAACTGACCTAATGCGTACGACTGGACATCTTTGAACCAATCTATAAATAACGGTGCAACTTCTAAGATGTTCGCAATCTGTTGCTCATCTAAAGCTGTCACCGAGAATTGTTTTTCTTCTACAATCTCAAATTCTTTCTGTGCAACGGCGAGTTGCTGGTCTGCGCGTACTTTGCATTTACCTCTGAGTTTGCAGAATCTGCAGGCATCTTCTGATGCATGAAATACGCCTTTTCCTTCTATTGCCTCATCAGCTCTTGGCTTGACAAAATTAAATGACCAATCAAGAAGTTCTTTCTTTGTCAAGACCTCGGAATCACAAGAGGCCAAACGGGGCTGGTTAATAGACATTTTAATTGTCTTGGTATTAGGAAATAGATTTAATGCTCCCATACCATATAGACGGAGCTGTGGATTATTTATTGCCGATACAGGCACGCCTTTGCCAAACTTCAAGTCAATAATGTGAATCTGCTCTTCATCTACAATCACAACGTCACTCGTACCAAATCCTTGTGGCACCACATTAGAGAAGTTTACTCTCAACTCAAAATAGATATGAAAGTTTTTAAGACCATCTGTCTGTGAGCACACATAATCTACAAATGAATCTACAAACTCCTCAAACTCCGGATTATAATACTTAGCATATTCTGATGTCGTCTTAAACTCATCATATGCTTTCTGATAGTCATAATATGAGATATGCCCGTACGTATATGAGAGCTTTAATTCTGCTAACGCATGTGCTGCCGTTCCTTCTTCTGCATAGACAGAACACTCATTCGCGCCTTCTTCTTGCTCAAGTCTTGCCGATGGCGTACAATACAGCCATCTGTGAGCGGCAGATGCAGACAATATAGCATGATTTCTTTCTGACATTATAACATATCTCCAAAACTTAAATGTTTTCTATTTACAAGAGCAATTTTCAATCGTCTCAATGCTTTAGCTTCAATCTGTCTTATTCTTTCTCTTGTCACTCCAAACTTATCTCCGACCTCTTCAAGAGTCATCTGATGACCTGTTATCAAGCCATATCTCATCTTGATAACAATTTGTTCTCTCGGACAAAGATATTCTTCTATTGTATCTTCCAATACCTTATTTCTAAATGCAATAGAGGCGAGTTCTTCAGGTCCAGGCTGTTGGTCTGGTATCATATCTCCAAGCTCTGTATCTTGCTCTGTATCCGGATTACCTATAGGTGACGAAATTGATACAGGTTCTATCATCAGCATTTGAAGAAATTCTACATCTTTTGCCGTCCATACCTTTTTCAATAAACTCACCTCCTTTAGTCAACAATTGTGAATTGGATACTGATATGTCTCATTAACACAATCTTTTTTGAGATTTTCTCGCTCTTTAGCCAGCTCAATACAAGTAATTATTGCATAATTCGCAAGGTCATAAAGAGTATCAACAATGCTTTCGTCCATGACAAGAGGTTCTCTATTCCGGACAAGGAGATTGTCAAGTCTATTGATTTTATCACGCAATCTCGTCATCATAGACACCGGACCATACAACTTCCATGTATCTGTCGTAGACGGACCATAATCTGCACGCTTTCTTTTGAAAGTCTCAAGCATTTCTTTCACAATTTCTTCAAAACATTTTACTTCTTCTTCATAAGTCATAATTCAAACTTCCTCCCACACGAAAATTTACCTTCTTGACAACCTTGCAACATACAATTCGGAACCATATTTATTACCCACTCTCTCCCACAATAATGGCTTATCTCTTGCCGAATCTTTCGCATTACTTCTTGTGTCTCAAGAGAATTTCTATAACATAGACGAGTCTGCATCATGTACTCCCAGTCTGCAAGATTTGCATCTATGACAAGAGATTTCTTAAGAGCTTGAGGAAGGAGATACGAGGCAATATCTTTGTCTACACCATTCTCAAGACATTTTCTATATGCCTCTTCCACAATATTGTAAGCTTCTCGCATATATTTATTGCCAAAATCATCGAAGTTGTCTTTACGTTTATCAAATGCACTATATTGTGTTGATGTAGACATGAATGTTGCTCTCTTTGCATGAGTTCTAAGCTGAGACACACACTTTGTAGACAATCCTGTGATTGCTACAGTCAAATGACACATTCTTTTGATTGTTGAATGAGGCAGTGACAAGAGAGCATTCGATGGAACTTTATGAATACAATCATGATACAACTGAAGTAAGTCGTTCATGTTCGATATTTTCTCTCCTCTCTGCGTGAGTTTCGCCAAGAACAGAGGCATACCATTGAAGTTATGATTTAAAATTCTTACTTCAATCATCTTTCACCTCTATATCATTCTTCTGGACAGGTGCATATTGTGGGTCTGTGAAATATTTCTCTACAAGTTTGTCAAACTCTGCCTTCTCTTTAATATGACCATCTTGTAATAAGAGTCTAATCGTTACCATCACATCGAATGCAATCTCTGCTACTGTCATACCAGGATAAAGATAAAGCTGATAACCTTCATCACTCGACAGAACGCCATACTGCAAAATACGGTCATTGATAGTTATTTTCTCGTTCATTGCTGTTCTCCTCAAAAATTCCTACATTATATTATATGCAGATTTTCCGGAATTATGAATCTTTTTAGAATCTCTCCCAGAATACGAGCTATTTGGATTTTAAGATATAATAGGGAGGAATTAGATAGAGTCTCGATAAAGAATCCGCACTCTAATTCCTCCCTTCTATTATATCTTAAAAAGGATAAAGGTTATTTGATTTCTTCTGCAAGAAGTCTGCAAAATTCCTTAAAATCTTTCTCATTGCGCCACGGCTGAGAACAAGTATTTGTTCTGCCAAGATGTTTGTACCAATTCACCATCATACCAGAAGGCATATGGACAATATAGTATTCATCACTATCTTGCCACCAGTGAAAAGAATCAGTTGTTCCGGAATCGCACCACATGTTATCAAACATATCTGTATCGATATAGTTCATAAATATCAACGTGAAACGCTCACGCTCAAGCCAGTATTGCGACATATCTTCAAGCCTAACAGGTTGAGATTGCTCGAGTGCATCAATCTTTGTATTAGCATCATCAATCTGTTCTTGACAATACTTAATAATTTGCTCGAGATGAACGGTTAGATTCTCTATAAACTCATCATTACCATTCGCTGCCATCTTTTTTATCACTCCTTATTTTAATAAACCGTGGGAACCTTAATGAGTATTGTTTTGTGCCCAAGGTGGATGCCGACTGACATTTCTCATGATACCCAATCTCTACAACTTTGCCGATGACTAAATCTGGGTTAGACCAGAACTCTTCTCTCTCAGCATCAGAGAGGCCTGTTCCTACCTCACAAGAGATGACATCTCCAGATGCTGTGATTAGTTTACAAATAAGACCTCCACATTGATTCTCATATTTGCCTTTACCTTCAAAGATATCTACAACAAGCATATCCATTGTCTGGACATTTTTGCATTTTAACAATGAGGAAGAGCGTTTCTGCTCATATGGCGCGTCAGAAATATTCAGCATAATACCTTCTGCTCCCATCTGCGTCATCTTGCCGAGAATAGACGAAACTTCTTCTTTGCTCTTAGTCTCCGCCAAGACAGGCAAAATCCGAATCTTGTCATTATTCGGCATAAACTGCGATAATATCTTACGTCGTTGCTCGTAAGATTTGGAGCTATCAACAATATCAAAAATATTATAGACAAGAGAAGATTTATCGGAGGTGCCGGAAGAAATAGCTCCTGTCGTTTTGTTGAACAAGAGAGAGGAATCTGGTTGCAATGAGATATCAGAGATGTTACTCATCAGATAATACGTTCTTTTGTAAGATAATGCTGTCTGTTCTTGCGATAAGATTTCACCGTCAAAAATAATGTCTTTCGGGAAATTCGACATATTGAACCAGACCTTGAGTGGTTTGCCGGTTCTTGAGGTAAACCTCCACGTACCAAGATTGTAGTCATAAGATGCTATACACCTATTACCGTCAAGTTTCTCTGTGATAAAGAAGCTCTGCAGAGCGGAGAGTCTATGCTTAAAAGGCTCAAACTTCTTTGCAAGCATCGGTGTATAAATTTTCGTTGACAGGAGAGATTTGCCGATACCTAAGCGAAGGGTTCTGTTCACAATCGGCGCAATGAACTCTCCTAACTCTCTACCTATGAATCTTTCTGCTTTTGTGATTGTATCATTTGTAGTATCAGGCAGATGAGTAAGATACTCTATGACAGAAGAGATAGACTGATTAAGGTCACCGGCATATGGGTTAGAAGGAGGAGGAGTAAATGTAAAGCCGATGGGATGCTCTCCGGATAAGGTTTCTAAGATGAACTTCCAATCATCTTGTAAATCTGGAGAGTCTTTTAAGAACTGCTTGATAAGTTGCTCTTTCTCAATTCTGCTATTTGTGTTTTGTAAATTATAGAATAAATAGTCAAATGCTGTTATTCTTTCATAAATCGTCATTTTTGTTTCCTCTTCTCATAGAACTTGCACTCTTCTGCTGACGTCACACCAATGAAGTCAAGTAATTTGTCATTCACTCCACCAAATACTTTACAAGAAGGACATTTAAGATGTTTGGAAGTGAAGAAATTACTACAATTCTCACAGCCACGGTAACTCGTCATCGTCGATGCTCTGTGCGATATGTTGCTCATTAGTTATTACCTCCTGTTCTACGATTTTATTCTTTTTCACCCAACAAATATAAGACCCACATTTTGTGCAATATGCGCCGATATGAGGTCCTTTCTGCATGAGGAAGAATTGCTTAGAAAGACAATTAGGACATGGTTTAACAGCAAAGGTGGGAGACTCATAAGTCTTTTGTATTGTATCCATAGACAGGGTCCTCCGGATTAGGTTCATACTCGTCACAACCTGTGACTGGAATGTACATCGATTCTTCTACGCTATTCGCAGTTGACGAGTCAACACAATCTGCACACACTATTTCTTTACATCTTCTCAGCAAGATACAATGTGCACACAGACACTCACAATTATTCATATAATGCCCTCCTTAATATCGAGTCAGGAGACTCGTTTGTGCAAATTTTTGACCCATTGTTCATCTCAACATACGTCACCCCTTGCGCTCTATAGACAAGGGAAATGTTATCTACGAACACAATAAATACTTTGTCATTTCTAGCTTTAATCTCAATATAAATACTTTTCACTCTGTCACCTCGTTTATTGTTGCAATTAAATCTTGCAAGAGTGGCTGCACATTATCTGGCGCCATATGAGACGCTGTACGAATAAAATTCTTCGCCTTGCGCAGATAATCTATATAAGATTTCTGCGTATGCTTGTAGGCAGATGAATACGGCACCGGGTCTGCAAGAATATCCTGCGTGTAGGCATACTCAAACAAGCGAGACAAGGAAATCTTCGGAGAAGTAGGAGGGAATGCCTGCTTTAATTCTATATAGTACTGATTCGTTATGACGAGATTCCTCTGTACCATCTGGTCAAATGAGATAGGCGGCAGTGACGTAACGTCATATTGTTCCAGCAATAAGTCCGCCAATCGTGACAGGTCATAGTCATGAAAATAATCTATGACCTCATATGATAACTTACATGCTACTTTAATCTCCGGTTCCATTACTCTTACTCCTTCTCAAATTCTTATACCATGGCGACCATCTGCCATACGTTGCTCTTGCTACCGACACCGAAGAAAAGTGATGCTTCTCGGCAACTTCTTCTCGTGTCATGGAAGATTGCCAATCTTCCATAAATCTAATCTTGTCAAGAGTAGTTCTGCGTAGATACGGCTTTTTATCTTGCGGATGAATAAGCTTCTCCGTAAAAGACAAGTCTTTTGTGAGGGAGAGGCATTCTTCTTTAATCTTTGCTACTATTTGGGTAAACTGCTGTTGCATATCGACAAGAGGAGTTGAGGATGGGGTGGTCTGGTGGAGAGAATATGCTTTACAGATTGCCTCATCTATATTAGAGAGGTCAATGTCCGTAACTCTGCCGATATAATTATGAGAGAGGAGGAGCTCTCTCGGGATTGTTTGAATCTGATTACACAACGCTTGCATCGGCAGCCCTTTGATATTGTACGATAAGGTGACGTTAATAGAGAGGGACTTAAACTTCGTCGTACAAGGGATAACCGAAATCACGGGACTGGAGATGCAACCGGAGTTAGATGAGATAACGATATACGGTCTGTTCCCTTGCTGAATAGAGGTAGAGGATGCAGAGGCCTGAGGGAGAGACAGCCAAAAGATGTCACCTTTGTGGATGTAGACGGTATTTGTCATAGCGTAGACCTCTTACTTTTGGATTTTGTGAGAAGCACCTCTCTGCGAATAGACGTGTGGATGTCATCAATAATGCCGTCAAATTTAGAGTCGGCGAAATACTGCAGCAGCACACGGATTGTCGCCGAGAAGGCACCTTTTTCTTCTTGCAGACCTAACTGCCTCAGTTTCCGGAGAAGGTCACACTTTGTGAGTGGGTCAATATAGAAATTTGTCAACTCCATCTCAGTGACACATCTCAGTTGTAACTTTTGCTCTTCTGTCATTATGTTCTTTCTCCTTTTATATTATTTACTTTGTTTAGATTTGCCTTTTGTTGACCTCAGGGCTAGACCCGGACTGAATCGCTCCCTATATTTAGCCAGAAGTTTTGCTGTAGATGGGTCAATAGATTTTGTCTTTAATTGTATGAGGATGCGGTCAAAGGAAAGAGTGGACATATTATGTAACATAGCCGCCTTTACTCGCTCGAACATATCTTCTAATGCATCATGTACAGAGTAATGATACATATCATATGCTTGTTCTGACGATATGGGGTCTGCGAGGAGGTCGTAGAGGGAAACCTCTTCACCATTATCTGTTTCTGCTATTGGCGCATCGAATGAGGTGAGTTGGTCTCCTTGAGGCATTTTCTTCATGGTTCTTATCTCTAAATTCAAGGCGTTTAAGTATGAGCGATAGACAAGATTCTGGTGTAAGTAATAATTCTTATTGTGAAGGCGGACAAGGGTTAAATACAAGATTGATAAGAGGTCATCTTTCTCTGGAATATAGGCACAATAGCGTGGGTACACTCGCTCTACCATCTTTGATAAGAGAGGCTTATAGACTAAGAGATATGCTTCTAACGGCGGATTCATATATTGCGTTTTGCATTTACTGTTAGATGGGGAGAGAATAGAGGCTATATCATTTGGTGTGTAGGTGTTGACCTGATGAGTGTGGAGGGGAAGGTCATCTACTATGTTTATCTGCAAGAGAGAGTTTTGACAGAACGCCGAGAACGCAAACGGTGTTTGTGGTAAGATGCTCTCTTCATCGCAGATTTCTTCTATTAAGTCTGAAACTGTTTCTTCTGGTTTTATGACGAGCGTTAAATTTCTCATGTTATACTCCTTAATATGTATAAAGCCCCGATTATCGGGGCTTGTGGGGTGGTGTGTGTTACGCCTGCTGCGCTCTGAGGGCTTCCAGCTTGGCCTGCAGCTTCGCGAGCTTACCTTCTGCCATCTTAATTTTCTGCTCTTCTGTCATGGGACCTCTCGGGGCACGAGATGCTTTCGGAGCATTTGCCTTGGCTTCTGCCGCTCTTTCGATAATCTGCTTGTACAGCTCTTGGTCCTCAGGGAGGATATAGTCAATAATCGTCATTTCATTTACTCCTTTATTTAATAAGATATATTGCTGCTGTCTTATACTCTATCTATAAGACAGTATGTTTATAGATTAGTTAAGAGCTGCGAGCTTCTTCTGCAACTTCTCAATCTGCGCCATGAGCTTTTCTTCCTCAGTCATGACGGGCTTCTGGGCTTTCTGGGCATTACGATTCTCGATTGCACGCGCAATGATACTATCGTACGCTTCCTTATCTTCTGCCGTCATGAAAGGAATGAGATGGCGGTCAGGCTGGCTCGTTCCGATTTTGCGAGGACCAGTAGTCTTATCCTCGACAATATATTCGTCATTCTCGGCCTTAGCGAAGAACTCATTATGTGCAATATACTTACGATTTGCGGAGTTAGGGCCAAGGACGATGTGCCATTTGTCCTTGCTCTTCTCGAACCAATTCTTGATAGGAATGGATTCGTTGGTAGCGAGGTCAAGAGCCTCAAACTCGGGGACTCCGGACTCAGTTTCTTTGTTGATACAGGTGATTTTGACAGACATGATACTCTCCTTTTAAATTTGGTTATTTGCCTAAGAGGGAATCGATAGAGGATTCTCTCGAATTGCTACATATATATTATATGCACTTATTTTAGAATTATGAACCTTTAATTGAAGAACCTATAATTGTGTAATATCTTTCAGCGTATTGACAATGAGATATGTCAGAGGCGGGAGCAGAGGGAAGGGACGAGGAGGAACTGTCGTGGGATGTGTTTCGATAATAAATTGATTGATAGTTTGGACAATATAATTATAATTGTCTACTGCTCTACAGGTGGCATCATTCTCGGATTTGTTACTGATTGCACTTGACAATAAGATTGCTTTTGATTGCATTGCCGGATGAGCAGGGGCTTCTACAAAGATAGACGTTTGCCATTGCTCATTCGGTATGAGGGGTCTCTTCTTTATAAAGATATGCGTGTGTGGGTCAATATATTTTTGCTCATTGAAAGTTAAGTTATCTACAGGGTCGTACACGATATTCATTATTTATGCCTCCTAATGTTGAATTATGTAGTTACAATGAGAATAAGATTTGCAAGATATCCGGATTACAATGGTTATATGGTCGTAAGGTATAATCTCTCATCATATGATATGATTTTGTATAATATAAGATGATTCCCTATAGGAAAAATAAAAATTCTATCATATTATCATATATCATATTATCATATGACTTTTTATTTTTAAGATAATATAGTACTATTTATATTATTATATATTATATAATATACTATAATATTTATAGGTCTATATTTTATTTTTAAAAAGTCATATGATAATATGATATATGATAATATGATGAAATTTTTTATTTCTCTAAGGGATTTTATCTTATATTATACAAAATCATATCATATGATGAGGATTTTCCCTCTTGTCAGAGCAAAATAGCGAGGAAAATAAGCGGTATAAGACTAAAAGCGATGATTTTCCTCTCTTGTCCGGATAAAATGACGATGAAAATTAAGCGGTATATCTCAAAAATCGATATATGATAATATGATAAATCACTTAAATTCTACTTTTCTTTGTCTCTACAACACCTCCATGACTACAAAATGACCAACTTTCGAGGATAGTCTCACTGTAAGACTCCTCAGAAACATAGACAGACGCGATAAAATCCTTCCCGAACTCACGTTTTAGGTATCTAAGTAACATACTTTCGTTGAATTCACCTTCGAGAAAGACTTCTTTGTTCTTATTGTCGTGATGAACCATGATGTGATAGTGCATTTTACTCGATATTCCTCCTTACATCAAACATTTTCGACACAATCCGGAATACCTGTCAAAACAATCTGGGCAAACAACATGTCCACATTCGTCACAGACCTCATAATCACCATCTTCTGTGTCACATATACGACCACAAACATGACAGTAAAACACATCAGGTTCAAAATCGGTACAGTTTTTACAGAAACCTCTATCAGAGATACAATCAGGACAGACGATTTCACCACATTCATCACAAACAAAATGTTCGTCTTTATCAATGTCGATACTACGACCACAAATACTACACTTGTACATAACTAACCTCCTAATATGTATTTAGTTTTACAGCTCATTTGGGTAGAATAACCCCTTGGGATACCGTGCTCTATTCTATCTATTACTCACCTCCTCTACTTGTATTACTCTGTACTCCCTAATTGTCTCGTCTAAGTGTGACTAAATCGTCAGAGATGACCCGGAGCAAATCAGCCTTGGAACCTCATTACATTACAGTTCATTCACTATCTCTTCAATTTCGTCATTACTTGCATCATAGTTGAGCATGTCGGCAACAGTTACGACGACAGCATGCTCTGGGCTCGGCAGGCCTGCCCAATCAAGGTCAAGTTTCTCTTCTGTCGTTAATCCATCGAGCGCGAGTTTCGTGAGTTCGTATACCTTGTTCTTCTCGTTCATCGTCATGTCTATTTACCTCCTACCACATGAATCCGTGCGTGCTTTTGAACTTCTCTTCAAACTCATCATGACAATCGTCACAGAGTCCCTCACTATCAATACAATAACCACAGACGATTCTGCCGCAATTTTCGCATTCCCACATGTCGTTATCATCTATGATGCAACCACATATTGCACAGGTCATAGGTGTCTCGTTCATTCTCTTATCTCCTTACTTCTTCAGCATCTTGAGTTTGGCCTGCAGCTTCTCAATCTCTCTTTGCAACTTCTCTTCTTCGGTCAACTCCGGCTTCGGTCTGCTGAGCGCGAGCTTCTTGAGTTCGTCGAGTCTCTCGTCAATCTCTTTCTTCTGTTCGGCGAGTTCCTCGTATTCGTCTCTTTCTTCTTCGGTCATTCTATCGAGGAAATCACTTCCGATGACTCGCGGACCCGTCGTCTTGGTCTCGAACTCATATTCACCATCGGCATTGAGTTTCGATTCTCTGATATAGGTCCTCCCTGTCGGATTATTCGCAGGCAGTTTGATATGCCAGACACCAGTCTTTTTCTCAAACCATCTGACACCTTTGACAACTTCTCCATTGTCGCAGACTACTTCAAAACCATCGTCAACCTTGTAAACTCTATTCATAATAACCTCCTATCTTTTAATCATCAGCATCGCTAATCGCGCGTGCTATCACACCCATTCGGGCATTTACCTGACTTCATTCTCAAACAGAAGCAGGTGGGACAATAACCTTTTCTATGTTCTTCTTTGTACTCTTGTTCCATTCGCCAATCTTCATATCGGCGGGCATTCTTGATTCTTCTCTTGTCGCTACCGTCGAGGAAGTCCACTAAACTCTCTTTGATTTCTCGGACTCTTCTCTCTGACTTCTTGTAAACTAATCCTAATCCTGTCATCTTGACTTCTGAACGAGATTCCAAGGCTGATTTGCTCCGGGTCATCTCTGACGGTTTGGTTGTTCGAGATTCCACCTATCGGAGAAAACCCGGGTCGAGCGCAGTGTTCATCATCATGGACTGAGAGAGAACTCTGAAAGAGAGAGGCATTGTCTTATTCGATTGTGAGGGGTCTTTCTCTCTCGACCTCTTCGAGAGATGGTTATATGTATTTTGAACCATATTAAAATTCGAGCCCGGGCGGCTCTTCAGAGGAGAGGATATATGACATTCTGCTCTAATGCTCATAAGAATTTTGGTTTCAAATATTTAAGTTATAAAAACTACCAAACATATAAACCAACAAACTACCAAACATATAAACCAACAAACTACCAAACACAAAAGAAATCCCTATATAATATGGATAATCGCGTGCGCACACGAGAGCTTGCATATACATCAAACTAATTAGTTTGAACCATATTAGTTTCTTCCTCCCGCTCCGCCTTCTTCTTGTTTTCTTGTCGTATAAAATTTCAAAATTTTTCATAAAATAGAATGAGGTGATAAAATGGAAATTACGAACAAGATGTTGCGAGACCAACGTGAATTTGAGGTTATTTTTAAGGACCCGAAGAGGGCGAGAGCTGCTTGGTCACAAAATATTGTCGATAGATGGGCTCGACCTGCTTTGCCTCCTGTTCCTATCTATGACAAAAATAACGTACCCGCGCCGGAGTATCTCATCGAGAAGGCCGTATATGAGCAGCTGTGTGAAGAACTCCGCGCAGAAGGATTATCGCGTCTGCCAACAGAAGGTGAAATGATGGAGGGCTGTCAGTCTTATTATGCAAGACATAATGCCTCATCTTATATTGCACGTCGGGATAGCATCGGAGCAAAACCAATAGATGAAACAAAACAGCAGATACAAGTAACTAATCCCTTAGAGTCGCTGACTGACGAGGAGCTCGAGGTTATGCAAAAAGCCTTAGATGGCTATCACTCTGCTCAAGCGCTGCCTGATACCTCTATTCCTCGCATGCCAGACACAAAAGAAGATGAGGTACAATATGCGCCATATAAAGAAGATATGTAGCATTCTCCTAATAGCCCTGGCCTTCCTCTTTCTTGTTCCTATGTCGGCATGTGATAAGAAGGAAAAAGATTCCCAGCCGCCGTCGAAATATGAGGACCCGTTGTATGACCCAAATTGGAAGCCGACATGGGAGTTACCTGATTGGTCTCCTTCTAAGGGACGCGAATAGCTGCAACATCAAGGAGGTATTATGAGTGACATGTCAACTGCGAATAGCGGAACGGTAGATAGAATACGTCTGAGTAATGAGGTTATAATCAAGAAAGCCTCTGTCATAAAAGATAATAGCAATACACCACAAAAGCCTATGACAATTAGTCCAGACGTTATAGAAGATAATAAACGAAAAGTGAGATTCAGTCATGAGTGACGTCTTTGTAGGTGTAAAGGGAGAATTAAAAAGAAGAGAGCTTATGCGCTCATATCCGGCCTTCGTTGAGTTTGCCAACGAAGGCTTTTGCATGACACATTTTCACAAATACGTCACAGAGCAAGTACAGGAGTTTATGTCAGCAAAGACAGAGAACGCGTTTGATATATTGCTCTTGTCTGTTCCACCGAGACATGGTAAGACGTATATGTTGACGGAGACCTTACCGGCATGGTTTCTTGGTAACAATCCGAGAGGTGAGGTCATCTTATGCTCATATCAGAGCACTTTTGCCGAAGGGTTCTCTAAGTCTTGTCGTGATAAGTTTAATCGATTAGCTCCGTTAATCTGGCATGTAGGCCCGGATAAGAATCTGCAGAGAGCTGAGCTGTGGGCAACAGAGAAAGGCGGTAAATGTCGTGCGGCTGGCTTGGATGCCGGTATTACAGGCTTTGGTGCTGAGCTATTTATCATTGATGACCCTATCAAGAATGCTGCTGAGGCATCTAGCGAGGTTATTATAAAGAAGATTCTTGCCGAGATGGGGCCATCTGTGCAGAGTCGTATTTATCCGCATGGGAAGCTGATTGTAATACAGACAAGGTGGGTAGAGAACGACGTCGTCGGGTTTATTAAGGATAATTGGTCAGAGTTCATATGGAAAGATATTAACCTCCCTTGTGAGTATGACGAGGTAGCCGCCAATGAAGGGCCTGACCCTTTAGGTCGTCACCTTGGAGACTCTCTGATGGGCCCACATCTTGGAGACCCTCTTCTGCCACAGAAAATTTGTAACGACAATGAGTGGCTAAAATCAAAGAAAATGGTTGTGCGAGCCGCTGAGGGTGAGCGTGTGTGGAACTCCTTGTATCAAGGACGGCCCACAGGTGCTACCGGCAACTTATTTGACGCAACCACATTCCGTCAATTTCACCGAACAGACTTCGTGTTAGAACGAGATATTCCGCATCTCTCACCGCAAGAGATTAAAGCCCGTAAGAAGTTTGAGTATCTTCAGTTATCTATTGACGCGACATTTAAGGGCACAGAAGAAAACGACTTTGTGGCGATGGGGCTGAGAGGTATTTATGAAGGCGATATATACCTCTATCATCAGGTGAATAAGCGTCTAACCTTCACAGAGACATTAGAGAAAATAAAGTGGTTCGCTGAGGAGTTTCCGGAGATTGACGAGATGGTCATAGAGGATAAAGCGAATGGGCCAGCAATTGCAGATACCTTACGCTATATCCCTTCTATTCCTCCCGTTGTGTCGGTAAATCCTATGGGCGGTAAGGTCTCCCGAGCCTCCGCGATTTCTCCATTTGTCACAGCGGGGCATTATTACATTGCAGATGACCTGCCTGCAGAAGATGTCGACTGGTATATGCAGACCACTTTGTCCCCGCGAGACAAGGTCATAACACAGTTTAGGTCATTCCCGTATGGGAAACATGATGACATGGTGGACGAATGCAGCCAAGGTGTAATCCGCCTAATCAAGCTAATCACAGGGGAAACACCCAAGGCTGAGCGTAGGTTCATACGTTATACTCATTGGTATCCGGATATGTGGGAGGACTTTGAGCAGATGTCGGCAGAGGCACAAGCAAAATTTATTCAGACATACGGAGCACCAGAAGAATGGAGAGAATAACTTTTGTCATTATATACCGGAAAGGATTTTAAGATATAATAGAGGGATGATATTCTCCCGTGAATATTATCTCAAGAGGATATTTAATTCCTCTCTATCATATCTTAAAATCCATATTCACGATATTTTGAGATGATTTCTTTCGGGATTTTCCTTAAAAGTGACAGTCAGAAAGACGGTAATTTTGTCGTATAAAACTGATATATCCGTATAAGATAATTGATAGAGTGTAATAAAGTGAGGAAAAGCATGGATAGAATAGATTTATACCTACAATGGAATATCGACCATAGGTATCAGAACACGCCGAAAGAACAAGCTATGGTAGAGAAGGTAGCAGCTCTCTATGCCATCGCTTCTTCATATCAAGAGGGCATATCCTATGTGTCGCCAGAGAATTTGC